AAAAAAATTCACGCGCAGATAGTCGAAAGCGAAATGCAAGTAACTTTTCTAAACAAAAGCCCGAAACACTTGAACACGGCCCGAAAATAGGCGACTGGCGTCTCGCAGGCCAAACCCACTTACCATAATGTACTAATTCCTCCGTTTCGTACAATCCCCAAAGTAGTTCTAACGGCAAGGTACAATTTCCTGTGTATCGTTCACATTTTTCCGCTGCACTGATGATACAGTAAGCCTGTGCCGAGGCAGATCGTGAACCTTCCCGCCGCAGAGTGTGATTTTCTGCGCGTCCTGATGAATGAAGAGCTCTATGCTCGAGCGCAAGAGCTTCACAGTGTGGGTTGGTCTGTGACAGCCATTGCGAATGCCTTTGACCCTCCCAGGCCACGTTCAACCGTCCACACATGGCTGTCCCGACCACACACAATCACTCCCTCAAGAACTATCCCTTTTCCTTCCTCCTCTTCTTCGAATTCATTAATAGCCGCCGCGGAAAGTAGCACTACGTCAAGGCCAAAAAGAGAACGACGAGTGTACACTCCCTCTTCTCCAGCTCTCTTGGCAACAGAAAAGGCTCGAATCAATAAGATCGCACCATTGGCTCGTCGCTATAGAGCTCGCGCAAATCCGAACGGCGTCTATGCCTCCGCAAACGACGAGCTAACGAGTATCGCTCACAAAGCGTACTCGAGAGGCGTTGCGATCTCTGAGCTTGCCGCCGCGGCAGGCGTCACGTACCGAGCAATGGCCCGCAGGCTAGGTAAGTAGAGTACAGCTATGAAGATTATATATGACCTGTTTCCAGCACAGGCACTTGTCACAGCACCTAACCTTGTGTCACGTGACATTTACGCAGAGCTCCAGGTTACTGACATTAAGCGTTTTGAGCACTCGCGCCGAGTTGAGCCTGTCCGCATTGTTCTTACGGACGACATGATTATGGTTGCCGCGGACGGATCGAACGGCCCAATGCTGATCTTTCGAGAGAAGTATCTTCCTGACACGCTTCTTCTCGACAAGAAAGGCACCACGCGCCTGATCACAGTCAACGGAAAAGCACTTGCGTTCCGCAAGGATAGCGGCTGCGGCTGCGGAAGTATGCTGAGAGCGTGGAATCCATACAAGACACTTCACTCAATGAAAGACCCTACACAATGATATTCAGCTTTTTAGACGGCATTATTTTAACTCTTGCCGTGTTTCGCATCACAAGACTAATCACAACTGATGAGATTGTCTCAAAAATCCGCGAAAAAATCTGGAAAAAGTACCCACCACACAATGGCGGCGTTGGCTATTTGATTACTTGTGACTGGTGTACCAGCATTTGGGTATCATCACTTGTTCTGACTGTGTATAAAATAGCTCCAACACCTGCCATCACCATTTGGGGTATATTTGCCTTGTCTGGTGCAGCAGGATTATTGAGCCGCATTAGTCAATACTGACCGACTAGTTCCGTTCTAGCGACGAGGAGTTTTAGATGGGCGTTTTTCGCCGAGAGCAATCAAGTACAGCACGACAGAGCACAGCCTCGTCGCCACTTACGTACTTTTCAGGTCTGACTCCCGCGCAGGCGGCAACCTACGGGACACCGCGAACGATTACCGCGGCCGCAACTCAGATCCGTCTCAATGATAAAGGCGAAGCTGAGCAATTCAAGATGCGCCGCCAGGCACCGTCTTCCGCATGGCAATCAGAAGCCTGGGAGTATTACGACGCAATTGGCGAAATCAAGTACGCTTTTAACCTCGTGGCATCTGTTGTCTCAAGAATTCGCCTTTATGCCGCAGTAACAGAAAACCCCGCTGAAACGCCAGTACCTGTACGTAATTCAAGTACTGTCGACCAGCGCCTTGCGGCCGCCGCAGAGCGCGCTCTAGCGCGCCTAGACTCAGCGTATGGCGGTCAAGCAGGTTTGCTGCGCGACGCGGCTCTAAACATCTCCGTGACCGGAGAGTGCTACCTCGTACAGATGCCAGCCCGCCTCGGAAGCGGCATCGTTGAATCCTGGGATATTCGCTCAGTTGACGAGGTCCAGATTGACTCTAAGAATAACTACGGGATCGTTTCACGCCGTGACTTACTTGGCAAGGGTGGACATTCTCAGCGCGTGCAAAATGGTATTCTTGCACTTCCTGAAAAAGCATTCGTTGGACGAATCTGGCGTGCACATCCAAGATTCTCTGAAGAGGCGGACTCTTCACTTCGTGGGCTGCTCGATATGTGTGCAGAACTTTTGCTTTTGAACCGCACATTCCGTGCAACGGCGCGTTCCCGTTTGAACGCTGGTGCGCTCTATCTTCCTGACGGTCTTTCTGTAGCAGCGTCTCCAGATCCTGACTACCCATACGATGACTACGATGACTCGCGCCCGGGTGTTACTCCTGAGGAGACGACCGACGAGTTCGAGGATCAACTCATTGACGCGATGACCACGCCGATTCGCGACGAAGACTCAGCAAGCGCGGTTGTGCCATTGATTATTCGTGGACCTGCTGAACTTGGCGACAAGATCAAGCAGTTCAAGTTTGAACGCAGCTTTGACCCCGCACTCGCGCAACGCGCAGACCGCGTTCTTGAGCGTATCCTCCAGGGACTTGATGTTCCTAAGGACATCGTTACTGGTTTGGCAAACGTCAAGTACTCAAATGCCATGCAGATTGATGAATCGCTCTACAAGGCGCACATTGAGCCACTTATGCTTCTGATCGCAGATGCGTTGACTGTTGTCTACTTGCGCCCGTACCTCATCGCAAACGGTTTTGACCAGGCGCAGGTCGATCGCCTTGTCATCTGGTATGACCCAAGCCAAGTAGCAACGCGTAACGACCGCGCAGCCGATGCAGATGCGGGCTTTGACAAGATGGCAGTTAGCTTTGATACGTGGCGCCGTACTCATGGATTCAGTGAAGCCGACGCTCCAAGTCCGAATGAAGTTGCACTGCGCACCATCCTTGAAAAGGGCATGATCACACCTGAACTTACTGAGGCAACAATTAAAGCGTTCGCACCTGACATGGTTGATGCTGTACGTTCAAATCAGCAAGCTTCAAGCGTTGGACCGATTCCTCCTGAAGTTGCGCAAATGCTTGGACAGACACCGGCTGAAGGCGCTGCACCGGCACCTGCTGCGGAAGCAGCACCCGCTGAGCAACCACCTGCCACTGCGGAAGAACCAGCACCGCCTGAAAATCCTTTTGAAGGTTTCGTGTGAGAGTGACATGTTCTACAATGAAGTACAATTTTCTAGTCATAAGGTAATAGGAGCGAACTAAAATGAGCTTTCACAACGATTCAACAGCAGATCTTGCCGAAAGTCTTGGCTGCCTTCTTGCAAGTGTCTACACAGTACAATTGAAACTTCACGGATTCCATTGGAACGTTAAAGGCAAGGACTTTTCAGAATTTCATGAATTTTTTGGAATGCTTCAAGAAGATCTTTACGGATCAATCGACGGTCTCGCCGAGAACATCTTAAAGCTCGGTTTTGATGCGCCTGGCTCACTGTCCGACATGCTCGACCGCTCGTGTGTCGATGACTATACAGTCCACGTTGGAGAGCCAATTGACATGGCAATGCAGTTTCTTCACGACAATGAGATGATCACTGAAAAGCTCAAGGCAGCAGGAGAACTCGCAGGTACTTGCCGTGAGTATGGAATCCAAGACTTTCTCGCCGGTCGCGAAGACGCTCATAAGAAGTGGTCTTGGCAGGCACGCGTAATTTCCGGTCTTCAACCATCGCGCCGCTTGGAAAAAGCTGACGCTGGTCTTCTGCAAGTCGCTGAGATTGTTGTACCCACCATCGTTGAAGCCCAGCCTATTCCAGCGGCACCATGCTGCTCAGAAGGTTGCATGTGTTCTCCAGAAGCATGTGTCTGCGGCCTCGACTGCACGTGTGGATGCAGATCTCAAATGGTTGTCGTAGCAGCAACTGTAAAGCAAAAGCAAGATCATCCAGAAAAAAAGACAGCAGTCACTGCAAGTGCTAAGCGCAAAGTCTTCTTCTCAAAGAACACTGACGAGATGCTCAAAGAAAAAATGTCAGCACACAATGAAAAAGCTCCTGGCGGTCGTAAAGCTACATTGTCGACACTGCGCGCTGTCTATCGCAGAGGCGCGCACGAGTACATTGGCAACTTGAGCGATACAACAAGTCGCGATGCGGTTGCTGCGTCGAGAGTAAATACATTCTTGCGCCTTCTTGCGTCTGGATCTTCTCCGGTTCCTGGATACGTACAAGACAATGATCTTCTTCCGGCAGGGCACCCAAAATCTTCGCGAGGAGCTTCAACAGCCGTGACCGCGTCGATGGTTGCTGAGTCTGAGATGTACATCACTTTGAAAAACGAAAAAGAGTACGCGTCTCCCAACGAGGCTCTTGTAGCAATGGCCGAATATTCAGGTCTTAGTTACTCTGTGATCCCAGCCCTTAAAGCGGCATGGACACGAGGTGTGAAAGACAATGAAAATCCATTTGAACGTGCAAAGAATCTTTCCGTTTCATTGTACAATAGCAAAGACGCGGATCTTCTTCCGCGTAGGAAGGTTGATTCGCTGTGAGCAAGCGTAGACGTGACACAAAGTGGCTTGATCAGCTTCGTGCAGAAGCCATTGCACTCGTAAATAAATCAAACTCTAAATTTAGACCAGAGCGCCAAGTTACACGCCAAGCAGCACTGGCTGTAGTTGACCGTAGCCTAGCATACACAAGCAACTCATCGCAAGAGATTCGATCATTCTCAGCTCTTCGCGCGCTGTCTTCGTTTATCTCGCTCGCGACTATCTCAAAAGCAACTGTTTCATCTCTTGAAAACTCAGACTTGCTTCCAATCGGGCACCCATTCTCAACAGCGCCTCACGCGATGTCGGCTAGCGCGCTTCGTTCTGCTCGCGCACAATGGGTCGCATCAGATCCACTTGTCGACGATTCGATTAGAGCTCTTGTTGCGAGTGCTCACTCGTTAGAGCCAGGTTCGATCGAACGTCAACACGCATTTGCTCGCCTTATCGCTGCTGGTCCACAGCTTGTACCAATTACTGCAGCGATTGACATTGGCGACGTTGAAATCGTCCGCACTTATACTCCAGTTCCTCTTGTTGCTGGTCTTTTGAGCTTTGTTGGCGGCAACTCTCGCGCTGCGCGTTCGATGCGCGCGAAGCTTCAGCGCCGTGACCGCTATGGTCGATTCGCATTCATGGGCGGTGGCTTTTCATTCAAGATGAAGATGGTCGATGGCTCATTCCGCAGCTTTTCCGGTCGTGTTGTCGGCCGTGGTACAGAAGCAGACGCGAATAGTGGCCTTGTCGAGGTTGAGCTCATGCGCGGAAGCAATGGAATTAATGTTGCCGGTCAAATTGTAAAGGTACCGTCAAACAAAGGTACTGCAGTAAAGGCAATCATTCCTCAAGAAGGACTTGAAGGTCTTCCTGACCAGGGCGAAGTGCAGCCTGATGACGTGTTCGTATCAGGGGCGCAGATGATCCAATCAAAGACTGGAGCTCCTGACGGTTGGAAGCCAGTAAAAATGGCAAAGGACTCGAGCGGCAAAGAATACGCTACTCAATGGGAGTCTCCAGATGGTTATGTCGTCAACGGTGTCGGTAAATACAACCACACCGAAGACTATGAAAATGTTGGTCCTGGTTCCGCAGGTCGGGCTACACACCGCCAGCCACAACTGCAGCCCGCTCGTCAAGAACTTGACTTTGTAGATTTCCCTGCTGTCGACACATGGGCAGATGTAGAAGACGTTATTAGTCGCGACCAAAACGACTACGAAGCTGATCTTAAAAAGTACAACAGCCTCGACGGTGACGACGCAGCGCAAAAAGCCTGGGTTGCTGAGCAAGAAGCAAAGGGCCGCAAGAACGCAGCCGACAAGCCACAAATTCTTCGTGAAGAGTCTGACTCGTTTGCCGAGCAGCTTCAAGACGCAGTTGGTGATGACAAAGGTATTCGCTTTAACGTAAACGGCCAAGACGTAGCTCTCAAGCCGACAGAAGTTACTGACACATCAGTAAAGGGCACAGACGAAAACGGCGAAGAGCGCGAAATAAAACTCGCTGATATTCAGTCGATGTCTGAAGAAGCATCGCTGCCTGAGACGCCGACAGGTGGCAATCTTGTCAACGACATCTTCGATGGTGCAAAAGGAAAGCCAGCCAGCGAGTATTCAGACAAGCTTCCAGAAAATTCTGAAATCATTGTAGTAGCCGGTGACGGTGACGTTCTTTACGGTCGCAATGAAGATGGTAGCTACTACATAGCTGAGATGACCGTTCCCGATGACGAGATCAAGGCTGAGCCGATTGATCCGTCTGACTCAGACATGATGGAGTTCCTGAAGGAACAGTTTGTCGACAGCACACCAGGTCAAGTACCGTCAGTTTTCTATCGCGGTGCATTCGTTGATGGTGAGCACGAAAAGAAGTACCTCCGATCGCTGCCTGAGACGCCGACAGGTGGCCCAACTCAGCCAAAGCCGCCATCAAGCCGTGTCTCTGGCCCTCTCGAACCCGGTGAGAGCGGCCCTGGTTGGACTGCTTACGGGTCGTCGAAGTTGTCGTACTCGCACCAACCAAATACAGACAGTGTCTACAGCGCACACACAATTACGGAGCGCGTAGGAACAGACGGCAGCACGTATGAAGTCTGGCGCATGGGTTGGGGTGTCGCTAACCAAGCGTACGGTGACAACATTAATGTTGCAAGAGGTCTTCCGTCGTGGAACGATGCGATCGACGCCATCGATGCCGACATGGTTGAAGTTAATAAGATCAACGCAGAGGCAAATGAAAAAGCTGCCGCTGCAGAAAAAGCAGCTGAAGCGGCCAGATACATCCCACTCGGAGATCGCGGTGCACCTGGTGACAAGAACCCTGTCGCTGGTATAACAGAAACTCGCTGGATCAAACAAAGCGGCAACGTAAGAATGTCAGACGGAAGTCAGACTATTTACTTTGACGAAGAAGACGGTGACGGAATCTATGACGCTCAAAAAGACGGCTTCCGCATTGTCAGCGGTACAGGCGGCGGCAGTGAGCAAAGAGAGGTCCCTAAGTATCGTCCGTCTACAGGCGTAACACGCGACCTTCTGCCGTTTGAGTCACGTCAACAGCTCGAGAACGCAATTAATGCTGTCATCAGCAAGGGCGACAACATTCGCTTTAAGTACGGCGCTAAAGATATTGTTTTCCAGCCTTCGAAGATCTACGACAACAAGAAAAACGGAAATCGCAACGTCACAGGTTGGTCAGTTACTGATGGTGACGAGCGCACGTACAATGTTGACAAAATCTCAGCGATGCCTGAAGCTTCTAAAGCTCCACAGGCCGCTGAAGCTCCAATAGACGCAGCTTCTGCAGCTGAAGACTTTGTGTATGGCAGAGTCTCTGACACCGAGTTCTTGCAAAAGATCCGTGGTCTCGAAGAAGCCGGTGAGATTTCATCAGATCAAGCGCAAAAAATTGGTGATGTAGTAGCAGACTATGACAACGGTGGCGGAGATCTCGATAAAGATGATCTCTTTTCGACTCTCAACAACATTATCTCTGGCGAAGTAAGTCAAGAACCAGACACCGTCGACTTCAACAGCTATACTGATCCTCTTGTAGACTTAAATCGTCGCCGCGTTGAAATGGCGATGGACAAGAAGCAAAAGCTTCGCGTTAACTACAAAGGCAAAGATCGTATAATTGATCCTCAGCGTCTTTGGGTTAACCCTAAGACAGGAAAAGAACTTGTTACAGCGCTCGACATGTCTGACGGTGGAAAAGAAAAAAACTTCTTCGTCGATGATCTTTACGGCCCAGACAAGCCAAGTGGACAAATTGATCGCCCTGTCCTCACCACGCTTAGTGACGAAGAAATCGCTAATGCGCAGCAAAATGCAACAAACTTCCGCGAGAAAATTGCTAACGACCCAGACTTTAAGAAGTTTGTCCAAGACAGCCCACGAAACACTGGCGTACAGCAGCTGCTTGATACGTATGAAAGTAAACCACAGGAAGGTCCAGTTGATTTAACATCAATCGACCAAGACGGACTCCGTTCTGCAATTGAAGGCGCTATTGCAAGCGGCAAAGACGTTTCATTCCTCTACCACGAAAAGCCTCGCGTTGTTACGCCGATTGAGATCACTGTCAATCCAAAGAACAACCGTCCAAAGCTTCGCGGTTTTGAGTACGCCGCTGACGCAGAAAAAGAATTCTTCCTCGACAAGTTTGCAAAGCCAGTCGACAGCAAGCTCAAGCAGACGGAACTTGACGACATCGTCAATCTTCCGCAAGAAGACCTTGATCAGATAGTCGACGCACTGTGGCCTGCTCCAGCAGCACCTGCAGCACAACCAGTCGCACGCGCTAAAGAAACAGGCCTGCAAGAAATTGATACTAAGGGAAGCACAGCTGTCAATCGCGCTGCGTATGATCCTCAGACACAAGACCTCTTTATACAGTTCGGATCAAAGGATGGTAAGGGCGGCGGAATCTACAAGTACTCCGATGTTCCTCAAGATTTTGTTGATCGATTTGCCGCTGCTGATTCTCTCGGAAAGATGATTCCAGAGCTCAAGAAGTCAGGTAAGAGCGACAAGGTTGACGAGTTTCCAGCAACTGGCGCAGCCGCGCAGCTTGCAGAAGACTTGGCGTACCGTAGAGCGGCTGCTCGCGAGTTCTTCACCGCTCTTTCAAAAGTGATGGAAGTGTACAACCTTGACTTCGAAGACTTGTTCGGACTCGGTGTCGAAGAAGAAGTTGAGCGCGGAGACAGAGGGCTCGCACGAAGCGCGATTAACCAGTTCGACGAAGCATTCAATTCAATCACATCAGTATTTACTATGCCGATGCCGCAGTCAGACATTGATGAGGCCGTAGCTCAATTCTTTAGCAAGTATAAGAAAGCAAAGAAAGTCTGGGTTAGATCTCTTGGAGAGGCATTTGACTTTTCACGCACAGGTAGAGGAGATTATGTCAGTCTTGAAGACTATGAATATGACCAGGACCTTGCTGAAGCATTTAAGTCAGATCCATCGACTCTTATCGAAGGAATGCGCCGCGGACCTCGTAAGTTTATCTTTGACATCGGCTACGCCGAAGACGTTGAAGAAACAATTCGACGCTACACAGAAGATTACGGATTCACTGCAGAGTTAACAGGTAGTGACTGGCACGGCGGGTATCCAGGAGTTGAAGTCACCGTTGATGACAGCTCAATCGCCAGCACTGATCTTGCAAACATGCTCGGTCTGTCACCCGAGGACTACGCAGCCGCGCAGAAACAAGGCGATAAGATGCTCGCTGGCTACCGCGTAGATCTTCCAGATTTCTATGCCGAAGGCGGCGAAGATTACGTACAAAATCAACAAGACGTAGATCAGTGGACTTCGAAAAACGCAGTTCAAGTAGAGGCTCGCTTTGTTGAACCAGGAGTAGTTCGTTTCTTTGGCTCTCCAGAAGACCTTCGAGATGCAATCGCCATCGCAGCTGGAGAAGATCGCGTCGACGAGCTTATGGCAAACGTGTACCGCGAGCGCCCAAGCGACGAAGTGCCTGCGTCTATTCCAGGTGAAATTGACGACAGTCAGACCATTGAGTCAACTGATGCGCCAAGTGTGTTTAGTGAAGCTGTGTTTGACGACGCATTTCCCGCAGTTGGTGAAGGCTTCTACAAAATCAATATCTTCGATCGATACGTGCCAAAGGGCGCAGCTGACGACGTACAGAGTTCTGACTACACTGACGATCCAGCAGTTCTTGCTAATAAGTATAGTGCAATCACACTTTTGTGGGCACTCAAGAACGCGATTAGCCCAGACGAAGAAACAGGTGCACCAGCAACAGGGTACGGACTGCTCAAGTTCGACAAAGCTGATGAGTATGTAAGTGCCGAGGCAATATACGACGCTGTGTCTCGATTAGGAATTGGTGATGTTGAAGTAATTCTTGCTGGCATCTACGACGCAGGCGTCGGCGGAGAAGAAAACACAGACCGAGCGCTGGAACGATCAGCTATTAGAGCAAGAGATGCCGCCAACGCGCCAATTGACAGTTTCTCAAAGTCAATTATTGACATGACTGACTCAAGCAGATCTAGTCAAATCGACCAAGCAAAAATTCTAAACGGAATGCTTGCCAATCCAGATTCCGCGTCTCGCGTGGTCAGATCACTAGAAAACTTCGTCGAGCCCAACGATAAGCTTGTCGACATTGCAGACAGACTTATGTGGATCCAAGACAATGATCCTGACGAACAAAGCGTCAACATGGGGACGTTTTTAGATCAATATCTTCCACTTGCAACAAGCCCAAGTGATACTGATCGTGACGCATTTAGAGGCGTCTGGGGAATGCTCATGTCAACTGACGGCGGCGACAGCATCGACTTTGAAGGATTGACTGACAGCGACGATCACTTTAGAGCTAGAGTATTTCAAGCGCTTGTTCGCGCAGAAGGTAGCGAGCTTGCTGCGCAAGACGCATATGAAGAACTCATAGGTGCTTACGGCGGATATCCTGAATTCGTGATCGGACGTCAACGTCTTGCTGATGGAGAAGATGATCTCAACTCGAAGACAACAGCAGCTGCGTTTGCAAGACTTGTTGCTGCGGCCGCGCGACCAAACGTAGAAAAACTCTACAGATACGTCGGAGTTTCCAAGGACAATAGCGCACTACTCGACATGTACATTACAAAGGGTTCAGTCTTTGACATGGACCCGAGGTCATTCACATCTAGCGATGTAACAAAGGGCGATCCAGAGCAGCAAGACTCTCGAAACAAGGGATTCGACAGAGTGTACTTCGTACTTGAGCCCGGCGACGGTATGACAGTTTCTGCTCATCACATTTCACCATTTGAGAATGAAAAAGAACACTTCGGGTACGGCACATTTGAAGTCTTGTCTGTTGAGTCTTCGTTCATCAAACTAGGCAGCATTCAAGAAAAGCATATTGTCAGAATCAAGCAGGTTTCTTCAAGAGGCCAAAACACCGACTATGAACCTACAACAGAAAACCTCGTCCCTGACTACGGCGACATTTCAATGTGGAAAGAAGTCAAGGTTGCCTCACAGGCTGGTTCAAATGAAGGCGGCTACTTTAAAGATCCGTACGGTAAGAAGTACTACATTAAGAAAGGCCGCTCGCAGTCACATGTTGACAATGAAACACTTGCGACCGCGTTCTATAATGAGCTTGGGCTTCCATCACCTGCACAGGGATTTGGAATGCGCGATGGTGAGCTGTACTTAGTTAGCCCGATTATCTCTGACGAGGGCAATTTCCGCGGCATGCTTCGCAATGAAGAATTTATGAGCCAAGTTCGTGATGGTTTTGCGGTTGATGCGTGGCTTTCTAACTATGATGTCACTGGCATGGAATACGACAATATTGTTCCTGGCTCAGACGGACAACCGTTCCGTATTGACAACGGTGGTGCTCTTAGGTGGAGAGCAACAGGCGGCTCTAAGCCATGGTTCGACGAAGACGTTACAGAACTCGACACAATGCGTGATCCAGATTTGGCAAGAATTAAAGCGGCCGCGGTAGTGTTTGGCGGCATGACAGAAGACGATGTTGCGCGTAGCGCACGCCGACTTCTTGACATCTCTCCATCACGAATCATTGACATGGTTGCGTCAGCGATTAAAGATCCAGACGAAGCACGCGAAGTATCGCGTATTTTGATTGCACGCCGTGAGCAGATTCTTAGCCGTTATGGCCTTGACACAGTCAATCCAGACGCAGACATTCTTGGCGAGCCAACTTCGTTGGCGACAAGCATGGGCTACGCAGCACGCGATCTTCAGCCTGAAGATATCACAGCAGGCGATTCGTTTACCATTGAGCGCGTGTTTCACGATGCTGACACGCCTAAGGGCAAGATCAGCGTTGAAGGATACTTCCCAGGGCACGAAACACAGCGCAAAGAATGGAACGAAGGAACCGTCATTGATGTATTCCGCGGAGCTCCAATTCCTCCAAAGGGAGACAAGCCAGCTCTTCATCGTCCAAAGCGTCCGTTTGAGCCTAAGGCACCGGCATTTACCGGATCAGCTGCTGAACTGATTGACGGAGCTTCTGGTTGGGAAGAAGTACGCGAAAGACTTCGCAACACTGAACTCGTTTTCTTTGACTACGAAACAACTGGATTCCCTGACCGTGACAAGGGCGACTTCAGCACAAATCAGCCAGTGCAGCTTGGTGCTGTTCGTGTAGTCAACGGCGAAGTTGTCGACAGGTTCAACATGCACATGAGTCCAGGCGAGCCGCTCGGCCTGTGGTCACGTGAAAATCTTAAGCGTGACGGCGGCGTTATTCTTACAGATGAGTGGCTCTCTGAGCAGCCTGGAAAAGACGACGTACACAGACAGTTTACAGAATGGGCTGGTGAAAACGCAATCTTTGGTGCACACAACGCGCCGTTCGACATTGGAGTGTTCAATGGCGTGATCGCAGACGCTGGAATTGACTACACACCTGCAGGTGTAATCGACACTCTTAAGCTTTCACAGCAGTTCATGCCGTCGAAGTCACAGAAGGTAAAGCCAGACGCAAACGGACCGTTAAACCACAAGCTTAAGACTCTTGTTGAGTTCTTCGGTGGTACACTGGAAGGATGGCACTCTGCTGACGCTGACGCAGAAGCTGTTGGAAACGTTCTTGACGGAATTATTCGCGCAATCAACGACAAGCCACTTCCTGATCTTGCAAAAGACGCGCAAAAGTACGAACGCGATAAAGAAAACTTCGATCGCGCTAAGAAAGAATACGCTCAAGCACTTCTTGACTATGAAACAGCGAAAGCTGTTGCAGCCGCGTGGAACTGTGGCGGTGGTGGAATCAAAGCATCCGGTGATCCATACGGAGAAGACTGTAACGTTCCGTCAATCGATGACATCATCAAGCGGGCAACACCAGATGAGTCAGACTTCGTCGATCCAGATGGACTTCACTCTGGCCCAACAGACGGTTCATCTAGCCCGCTACCAGATCGGGGTGCAGATGATCTTGAAGATTACATAATTCCATTCCCAGAGAGTGTTGACCCTGCTGACCTTTTCAAGGGCGAAAAGTTTACGCCAACATTGCAACAGCAAAATATCATTGCCGCGTGGTTGACAGGCGAAGACGTAGTCGTACTCGCAAAGGCAGGAACAGGCAAGACAACAACATTGACACTCGGAGCTCGAGTTATTCAAGGCCTTGAGCCTAGCAAGCGGTTGCTGTATATTGCATACAACAGATCAGTTGCAGACGAGGCAAGTGCGAAGTTCCCACCAAACACCGTGGTAAAGACTTCTGACGCAGTGGCATACAACTTTATGAGATTGCAGTACCCTGATCTTTTCAAGAAGTTCAAGAGCGACACAGCGTTATTCAACAAAGATGACATCGCCAAGTTCCTGGGCCTTTCTAAAGTAAAAATCGGCGATGAGGTATACGAGGCATCAGAAATAGCATCAATGGTGCAGGACACGGTCTTTAAGTTTGAGATCAGCTCAAATCCAATGCTCAACATGGGTCATGTTTTTGAAGCGGATGTTCCATCTGAATTGAGTGATGTTGTGTTCTCTGCAGCGCAAACGTACTGGTCAGATATTCTCAACCCAGACGGAAAGATGCCGTTTGCATTCAACGAGATGAAAAAACTTTGGTCGATGAGCAAGCCAGATTTTTCTGGTACTGACTCAGGTGTCGACAGGTCAATCGACGTTGTCATGCTCGACGAAGCTCAAGACACAAACGACGCTGTCGGCAGCGTTGTTCTCAATCAGTCAATTCAGGTCATCATGGTCGGTGACCCTGACCAAGCTATCTATCAATTCAATGGCGCTAAGGATCAACTACAAAACGCTGTGGCTCCATATCGTCTTCCATTGACGGAGTCATGGCGCTACGGTCCAGAAATTGGCGGCTTTGCGAACAGGTTCCTCGCGCTCAAAGAAAGAGTACACGGAGTCGAAACAAACCGCGGCATTGGACGCGGACCAGCAGGTCAAGTTCTTCCTGCTGGAACAATGACAGATGCTGAAGCAGTTATCGTAAGATCAAACGCCGGAGCGTTTAAAGATATTCTTGTAGAAATCGAAGCTGGAAGAACAGTCGGTGTTACTAAGTCGTTCTATGCAGATCTTAAGGGATTCATTGAAGCAGCAGAATGGCTAAAAGCTGGCGGTGCGTCAAGTGGCAAGAAGCGCCCAGTGCGTATGCCAGAAGATCTGCGTGGTTTCCGTTCATGGAAAGATGTCGCTGAGGAAGCTGCAAAAGGCGAAAAGAGCGATTTAGGCACAAAGACAGGCATTCTTATTGAGATCGTAGAGGAAGAAGGAATCGAAGGTCTTTACGATTTGCTTGGAAAGATCCAGCAAATCGAAAGTGTCAGTGACGCCAAGAAGAGCATGGGTGGCGACACCGGCACTGCTGCACGCTCTGAATTTGATCTTCCAGACGAACTTGGTGTTGGTGCGTACGGCCAACTTACTGACGGAATTAGCTTCTCTATAGACCCTGTCGGAGTCATAATCACTGGCAAGAAGACATTCCCATATAAGGAAACGCTCAAGAAGGTTGCAGACTGGAACGGAAAAAGCAAGGTCTGGAAGATTTCAGCGAGCACAGACGCTAGCCGTCGCGCCGCTCTTGAAAAGCTTCAGAATTTGATTCGTGATCTTGAAGGATACGGTTCAACACCAGAGGCGCGTGCTGGGCAGGGAATTGACGTAGTCGTTTCAACAGCGCATCAAATGAAAGGCCTTGAGTTTGGACGAGTTCGTGTTGGTACAGACTTCCGTGGCCCACGCAAGGATAAGACAACTGGCGAAATCATTTGGCCAAATATCTCTGAGTTTAACCTTGCCTACGTAACTGCCACACGCGCCATCAATGCACTTGATCCTGGTTCTTTGGACTGGATCTACGATTCTACGTCTGCCAATGACGAAAGCTCGTTCCCAGAACTCGCAGGTCAAGAAGCTGAAGTTGAAGCTGAAGAGCAGGACGCAACTCCAGTCCCAGAAGTCACTGACGAAAGCGGTGACGGTGGCGCAGAAGAGCCTCCAGCAATTACAACAGCTCCCGGTGGAGATGGCCCGTCTGACGACGAGCAAGCTGTCTACGACGCTCTTGACACCGTGTTTTACGCGATCCAAGACGCTGCAGACACAAAGGGCAACAAAGACTTTGGTGCCAAGGCAGGAATCAACGCACTGATCGACATGCGCAAGAAGCTCAGTGTGATCTTTAGCGGTAACCCTGCGCTCAATGATCTCATTGATGAAACCATTACTGGCATCGAAACTAAGAAGTTTAGCGATCCAGAAGATGGCGTTGTAGACGCGCAAAAGAAACTGCCAGCAATCTTCGGACGTGAAGCTGCACAAGAGCCTGGAACTGTTGAAACAGCGCAGGACGATTCAGCAGACATTGTAACAGCTCCAGATATGCCATCGGTTGATGAACCAATGACAGACGAGCAAGTCAGCGAAGTTGTTGAAGAAACTCCACAACTTGTTGAAGCCGGCTCATTTAACTTGGAATTTATTCGTGATCGATTCGCAGAAGTCGACAACATGTTCAACGAAGCAGCGAGCAACATGAAGCGCTCTTTAAGCAAGGACATTGTAGCTGACGTCAGAGAAGGCGTGAACGAAGTACTACGCGATCTTGTTGCAGGAAACATAACGCTCGATGATGCGTATGAAAAGCTTGCGGAAGTTGCTGACTCTGTCCCAGAAGTTCCTCTAACGTCGAAGAACCCAGATGCCGCAGAGATTGAAGCTCTTAGAGACTATGTAAATTCAATTCGCGACGCGATTGAAGAAGTAAAGTATGGACGTAGATTAAGCGAACATCTTCCACCGCCAGAGCTTCTTAACAAGGTCGGCGAGCCAATGGGTACGTCAAAGAATGGAATTCTTATCCGCCGTGGAATGCGCGTCCGCGATAAAAACGGATTCGCCGGTCGCGTGCTTGACTACAACAAGACAGACTGGCTCGGTGTATTCGTTCGCTTTGACCTCGACCCGCGTGAACAGGGAGCTGTCAAGAAAGGCAACTGGGGTCCCGGTGTTGCTCGAATGATCCGCACAGCGTCAACACTCGACGTTATCGGTGAGGACGAGGCGCCATGGGCAGACGTGAGAAACGACGCTCAGAAGAAGAAAGATGAGGACAAGGGCAATGACCCACGTCCGCCAAGCTTCGACCAGCAGCTTGAGATCTATAACAACATGATCCAACGCAGAAACGAAGAAACGTGGTCAGGCGAGGAATCAGATCGCTCAGACGATGACGACGATGATGGCGGAGGCGATCCAGACGGCGGTGGAACTGGACCTACGCCTAGTGACGATGGTGGTGGCGGCGGCAACTTCCCAAAAGTTGAGGCCCCGCAAGGGGCACCCGAGGCTCCTGAAGACATAGCAGAATTAGCACGCTGGAACAAAGTAAAGCCGATACAAGATCCAGCTCAGTTTTTGTCAGAAATTGAAGATGATCTTTGGCGCGAGAGCAGTCAGTACGCGAAGTTTATCTACAAGTGGGAAGATAACCAGTCGTACGATGACTACTTCCTTGACGGTGCGTACTACTACACAGGTGGTGGAGCTGAAGAAGTAAACTCATGGTTAGCGGGACTGAAAAGCGATGCAGAAGGCGCGACAAAAAGAGATGAAAAATGGTTCAATGCTGTAGTAAAAACTTTAGATAAGCTTATCAGCTTATTTCCAAAGACTAAAAAAGACATGCTCGTCTATCGTGGAGTAGACAAGAGAAGAAAAAATGAGCCGCTCATCGACATGCTTTCTAGTCTACAGCCGGGCGATGAGTTCAACAACGTGGCGTATTCTTCAACGTCAATTGTTGAGAGTGTTGCGCAGAAGTTTAAGGGGAAAGCCGGATATCTTCTTGAAATTGTTGTTCCTAAAGGGTCTCGAGGGTTTTTTGTCGACCCGGCAAATGGAAGTAAAGTCGAAGACGACGAAGCTTACAGTAATCCAGAGTCTTTCTCGGAGATGGAGGCTGAATTCATTCTTCCAAGGAACACTGTCTTTAAAGTGATTTCTCGAGAAGGCGATAAAATCAAAGTTGTCGTAGTTCCAAAAGAAAAAGACAAAAACAAGACTGAAGACCTAAGTTCTGCGTCTGTTGAAGCAGAGGCTCCCGAAGCGTTGACTACAAAAGACTTGAGTCTTATACAAGACCAAGTCGATCCAAAGTTTCTTGACCCACAAAAAACACCGCAAAAAGACGATGGCGATGAGCTCATATCTGCGCAAGAACTAATGGGATTGCCAGCAGAAAACGCTTACGGACTTTCGCTGCTAGACGGCGAATCAGAAGAATATCTAAATAACCAAAGAGAGTCAAACGCCTACGGTCTTAATCAGCGAGTAAGAAGCGAAGGAGTGTTTACTCCAATAATCGTCCGTGAGTGGAAAGACGGCACGCGCAGTGTGTATGACGGTCACCACAGACTAATAGCTGCGTTTGACAATAATCCTGACTTTCAAGTTCCTGTAGTTATTGAAAAAGTAGATTCTAACTTTGAAGACGAGTTCTATTCTGCTAAGCCAAAAGAAACGCTAACTCCGGTAAAAAATACTAAAAAGTACCAAGAAGATCTTGGAGAGATCTACGACAACGCTCTTGGAGATGACGTAAATGATGCAAATGCCGCAGCTATGCGCTTGTACCAAGAAGACCCGAACATGTGGGTTGCAACTAACTATCGCCTAAGAGGAACTAAGCCAGCAAGTCGAATAGAAGAAGAGCACAACGTTGAACTGTCAGACCTAGACACTATCATCAAGGCTTTCGATGAAGAGATTGACAAAGTTCCAGGGCTGCCAATAAACACACTTTTGTACCGTGGAACACGTAATAGGTCAGCTGAAAAACTATTTTCACTTGCTGTTGGTGAAGAGTTTACAGATTTAGGATTCGTTTCAACATCACTTGAGTATGACACGGCCGAAATGTTTTCAAGAGACGTTGACGTACTTAGTGGCGTTATTCTCGAAATCGAAGCGCCCGCCGGAACTAAAGGAATCTCGCTCGCTGCGTACTTTGGAGACACTGTCGACACTGAAACTGAAGTAGTGCTAGCGAGAGGCACAACGTTTGTCGTCAAGTCAAAGACAGATGCGACAGACGGTGATTCAAGAAAAATGCGAATTGCTATCATCGATCAAACAACAAGCGTTGAGCAAGAGCCAGTCAAAGCAGATGAAGACAATGTTACGTATAACGACATTGAAAACTGGACAAAAGTCGGCCCAAAGAAAGGGTCTAACGAAGGTGGAACGTTCCGCGATCAAAACGGCAATGACTACTATGTAAAAGAACCTAGGTCAACTCTTCACGCTCAAAACGAAGCACTAGCAGCCGCGCTGTACAAAGAACTGCAAGTTCCTGCTGTAGAAGTACTTCTTGGCGAAAAAAATGGTGAACTACGCACTGTGTCTCCGATCGTCGAAAGTATCGGTGTTCTTGGCTACAACCCAGAGCGAAGCGTAATTGAAAAGCTGCAAGAGGGCTTTGCTGTCGACGCATGGCTGGCAAACTGGGACATTGCAGGTCTGACTTTTGACAACGTTATCATCGACAAAGACGGCAACCCAATAAGAGTCGACCCGGGTGGCGCGCTCATGTGGCGTGCTCAGGGTGAGCCCAAAGGTAAAATGTTCGGAGACGTTGTTGGAGAAATTGACACGCTTCGCAGCGAGAGCAAGGCGCCAGAGGCATCTGTAATCTTTGGCGACATGACTGACGATCAAGTCAAAGAATCTGCAAAGGTTCTTCTCAATATATCTCCAGAAAGAATTGACGAAATTGTTGATTCAATCATCAGTGACTTTGCAGATGCTGCTGATCTAAAGATGAAGCTTAGAAACAGACGTCAAAGCATTCTTGACAGATTTGGTCTCACAGACGCAGACAAACTCGACGAGCCAGTAGAAGAGACGCCTACTGAAGAACAAGTGCCAGACAACAGCACAGAGATGGTTACAACTCTTGGCGCGGATGTTTCAATGCCAAACGTTCTTGTTGAAGGACGTGGAGCCGCGCCAGACCACACGCCTCGTGACAAAGAACTTGTTGCGAGACTTGTTGCGGAAGGCCCACAGGCCATGGGCTCACAGTTCGTTGAAAACTGGGCAAAGCTGTACGAAGAGTATGACGGCAGTGACACAGAGGCAAAAGACGCGGCAATGTTCATGTGGGAAATGAATATTAACTCCATTGAAAATCGCGCAAAAACTGACGAGCTCGTGCAAAACGCCGTTATCGGCATCTTCGCGTCGACAATGTCTTACATTAAAGACACTTTGCCTCCAGCACCATTTTCTGGAACTGGAAGGCCGCAACTTAGGCGTGATTTAGCTGAGTGGAGAGAAGACTTTCCAACTGACTTAGTGCAAAAGGACAGACTAAGTGAAAAAGCATTTTGGACTGACCTGGCGAGGTACTTTGATACTCCAGAGTTGATCGACATTGAAATGACTCCAGCTTCCGCGTTTCTAAGAATCCTGCGCGCCTGGGAAGGTAGTGGAAATCCACCTCAAGAATACGACAGATTCTTGTCATTCTATGATAAGAAGATTACAGACGACGATCATCCGCTTAAGTACATGCTCACGCCTGGGCAAGAAGTCGTTCTTCGTCCGTCGTCGTGGACCAACGCCGATGAGCTAACGAACTTCGATGAGTTTTTATCTGCTGCCATCAAAGGAAGCCCGTCTGACTATGAAGACTATGAACAAGTTGGAGATCAAATTTCTCCGCTAGAGGTTGGTCACGTAGTTCTTCGAGTCGCAGTCGACAGCGCGTACGCAATAGACCAGCTCAGCCATGTTAAGTCTGAGAAAGAATCAATTATTCCAAACGGACGCTACCGTGTCAAGTCTGTAGAAAGAGTAAATGAATCATTAGATTTTGATGATAACGAATTTATACCATACACGCGTATCACACTTGAAGTAGTTCCGCTAGAAAGAAAGAAAAAAGCAGCACCAAGTGAGGCACTTGCTGAAGCAGCAGGAGAACTCGGTGTAAACATCGATGCCTACTACGACGAAGCGCTGGATATTGACGACGTCGAGCAAGCAACTAACAAGTTTTCTCTTGCAAAGACAGAACACATGACTGCGTCAGATGCTGTAATCATCAAGCCTTCAGATGAAGGTGATCTTATTGCAATGATTGAGCGTGAGTTTGGGCCGTTCCGCGGTGCGTATGCTCTTCCAGGCGGAATGCTTGATGCTGGAGAAACATTCGCGCAAGCTGCCGACCGTGAGATGCAAGAAGAAGTCGGCTTTGATGCAGCAAACGCAGTGTCACGTAAGAATCTCGGTAGCGTGACAGATTCGCCAGACTGGGACCCCCGATTTGTCAATGGCGTAAGCGTTGGCGCTGTGTCTTACGTAGTACCCGATGGCACAGAGCTTACTGCGCAAGATGATGCACGGGCCGCTCTGTGGGTTCCAATAGAAGATCTTGCAAACGGCATATACCCAATCGCTTTCGGACATGCAGCGTGGCTTGCTGAGCACTACAAAGATGATCCAGTCCTAGGACAAAAGTTTGAGGTGATTGTCGAGGCGTCCAAAGAACGAAACTCACGTCTTATCGAAAAGATCAATAAAGTTCGCGAAGAACTTGGTGAGCCAACATTTACACAGTATGGAAAAGATGCTCCTTGGTGGAGTCCAGTTGCAGCAGTTGAAGAAACTACAGAAGATCTCAACGGACCGCTTCAACTTGACTACAAAGAATGGCGTGGCGGATCGATCACGTATGTCGACGAGGCTGGTGTCACTGTCGGTATCGACATCCGATACGACGATGTCTATGCGCTAAAGAACGGATCGCTTGAACCTCCTGCGCTTCCATTCTTTGTTCCTTTGTATAGCTCAGGCGCACAAGATTCTGGTGAAGGATATTACTTCGCCAAGTCAGGAAAGCGCTATTGGGGAAGATACGGTGCAGCAGGTGCACTGCTACGCCGCGTCAAAGAAGACGGCACGCTTGAGTATCTACTCGCAAAGCGCTCAGCAAACATCTCAGCAGGCGGCGGCCAGTGGGCATGGCCAGGCGGCGCGCACAAGGACAAGAAGCACGCTCAAAGTCCGCAACTTACAGCGTATGAAGAGCTAAAAGAAGAACTTGGTGTCTATCCAGAAGGAATAGATCCGATTGCAACGCACACAAACTTTGTCGAGCCTGATTGGCAGTACGAAACAATGATTGTCGATGTTACTAACAATAGTTCATTGACAGATTCTCTCAAGATTAGCGATGACGAGAATAGTGACCTCGGCTGGTTTACAGAAGACGACATTAGAGATCTCAACGATAACGGCATGCTCCACCCCGCAGTTGCATCGTCGATCGAGCAGGTGCTTGCAATCAGTCGCGTGTATGACAGCCCGCTAGAGCTACCTGTCTATGAACCAAAAGAACAGCCTGAAATGGTTGGTGCACAGAAAATTACTCAAACTGGACGTCCTAAAGTCACTCCAGAAAATCCTTTGCCGCTTTCTGCGTCAGCGATCGATGGAACATATTCAGTAATGGACGCGATCCACCACGTTAAGAATAGCGACGATATTGCTGTAAGTACGTTTGTTGACGGCGGAGATATCGAAGATCTCGAAGTGCGTGCATCAATCGTTGTTGACGAACCTACTGGCGAAAAGAAACTTTCTCTCAGGTTCAAGCTTACCGCATGGGCAGCAGATAGACTGCTAGACCCAATCAGATTTGTGCGAAACAATAACAAAGAAGATGTTATAAATCCTGCAAAGAGAAAAGCTCTAAAACTAAGTGGCGATCTTTCGGAAGCTGAGATCACAGAAAAGCCTGTAATGCCGGCGCAATTCTATGTCGACCCTGCGAGCGGCACAGTTGTTCGGACAGGAGGCCCGGCGAAAATTGTCAAAGTCTCAGCAGCACAAGCCGACACTAACCGCCCAGTAATATATGAAGGCAGCATACTAGTAATAGACGACAGCAAGGGAAAGACGGGCGCGGTCTACGAAATTGTTGATGAAGACGGCGAAGAATTTTTTGTGCCTGACTACAACATACCAATTCAAGAAAGGCCATATGCTCATGACGAGTCGGCCGTGTCGTACGACAATACAGTGAGAATCTATCTACCGCTTGACGCAACAGAAGACCAGATAGCCGCGGCGCTAAGAGCTGCTGGAGTGCAAGATGTGCGAGCAGGCACTAATGAAGATCTTAAAGTAATCGCAGAAAACAGGCTACTAAGTATCTTCAAGCAGTACACTGACCCAGCAAAAAATGTTGAAGATCAGCAAGTCAGAGACGAGTTGCTTGATTCGATAAAGAAGACTGAAAATGTCACCGTTGACGACATTGAATTTAGAATATCAGACACTGGCAGAGTTGAAATGATGTTCTCAGAAGAAAAAGCAAAAGAACTCGCGCAAAGACTTGAAATTGACAGGTTTGAGCATGAAGTACCGAATATGCGTGCTGGAATGATGTATTACGTTGACAATCCTAATATTATGTTTGGTGGAATTTCTGCCGTTCCTAGAGAATACACGGCTACTGCCGCTGCAAAATCAATTCTAAGAACTATGTCTGCGAATAGATTAAATTCAACTATGACAAGACTTTTAGAAGGAAATCAAGACACTGGTTTGTCATCTGACTCTGACATAAAGAAAGGGTCAGCGGACTATGTGTTTACGACTCCGATGAATGTAAAAACGTCTTTGAGCGACTTTACTAGCGAAGACTCCGCTCATGATCTATCGAACACAATATTTGTTTTTTCTGCAGAAAAATTGCTAAGAAGACTTGACATTTATGGAAATAGAGAAGACCAGTTCGGCCAGCGTTTCAATAATCACGACATCTATGCAGAAATAGATCTTTCAACCTATAGGAGCGCATATGAAGCTATGTTTAAGCATGACGTCGACTTTGGAGAGTACTTAACATACATATCAGTAGCTGAAGACATTAGAAACGAAATTCTTGACATGCTAAGTCAGTCAGGAATCACTACGATGTATGGCATTCCAGTAGAAGAACTGTTTGTAGTGCATGGTGATGTTCCTAATAGAGAAAGAATCGCAAAACAAATAGCAGAGAATGCGGATCTTGTTGAAGATATCGAGCAAAAACAACTAAGCATGGGCGCAAACCCACTTGAGTTCCGTGCGTTTACGAACGTAGTCGCAAAGGTGTGGGACTTTGAGTCTGATACTGGCACTACATGGTTCATGCCAGCACCTGACGGATCTAAGATTCTTGGACTTGTACGCCCAGGCAGTGAAAATCCGACTATGGACATCTACGTGCAGGAACCTTCAGGTGGCTTATACTTGTACAGCGGCAGTGACGCTGAGAGCTTGACAGCGTACGACATGACCACGGAGTATATGCGCCGTGCGGTTTCAAAGAGCGGCCTCACGCACACGTTGAGTATTCTGGACAGCAATGACTCTGGAATTGAAAAATTCTTTACTTACATGTATGGCACAGAAGACAACAATGTATTTAGTGGATTTTCTAAGCTAGGAATATCTAAATTTGATCTTCCGCAGTATGTCCCTGCCGGCGTCATAAACCACTATCTTAGCGAAGACACGTGGCGCGAATCTCTTAACAACCTAATTGAGTGGTACTATGATGATAACGGCACCAGAAAAACAACAGACATATCGATGTCAACTGTTCTTGCTTCTTGGGCAGTGTCTAACATGCCGATCGAAGCAAGAGAGGCTCTTGAAACAATGATTGACACTCTTGCAGATGGGATTCGACCAGTCGTCTCAGCAGGAACACCAACGTCTGCCGCTCCAAGCTACGTAAGCTCTCTTGAGTACTTCATCGAAACAGGGAACATTATCGGAGGCATCGCTGGCCTCGAGACAACGTACAACTCTGGAGAAAAAACGATAACGGTGATCTACACGGTTAAGCGACGTGTTCTTGAGAAAGAAGACGGCAAGATCGCGATTGTTCTGGCAGTAGCCACTGACAACGGAACACGACTGTTCGAGCTTAAAGAGCCAACTGATCTGATATTTAACAAAAAAACTGGGATTGGTACATTCTCAACTGCGTCTGCACAATATAGAATACAACCACTTGAGTCTGTATATGCAGAGCATGACAACGAAACTAAGAAAAACAGACAGGCGAAATAGACATGGAAGAAACTACTATGGAACAGCCGGTATGGCCGTCTAAGCTAGACGAGGGCGATTTATTATTTGCTATTGTAGACGGCGGAACAAGCGAAGTTCCGTTTTTAGTCTACTCATCTATGGAGAAAAAAGCGTCTTTTGTGCGAGACAGAGGCGCTTGGCAGAAGGTGGGAGAGACCTTCTTTGAAAAACTAGAAGATCTTCCGAATCACTACGTCGACGACGTTACGATTGACGCCATTGCGATCTATGATGCTGCTGATAAGGTAGGCAAGACTGCTACAATTCTTGATATCTCAAACACAAGCGGTCTAGAAGACACGAGTGTTTCACAAGAGTCCACTGTCCAAGAAGAAGTAGATGGCCTAATAGCATCTGTAGTAATTGAAGAAGAGCAGGACCTTGCTGAAGCACTTATTGAGATCACTAAAAAGCACGGCAAATTCAACAGTGATGATATGGGAGTCTGGGCAGGCTACGAGTCAGCCGATGAAAACGAACTTGCTGACATTGGAGTTAAGTGCGCTAATTGTATTCTCTACGAAGGCGGAACTTCTTGCAAGATTATTGCTGCAGAAGTTGAGCCGGGTGGATATTGCCGATTCGCTCTAATCCCAGACGGTGTGGTGACTGCGGCAGCCTCAAAGCCTGCACCCAAAAAAGACCGCATTTACGGCTCAAAGACAAATAAGCCAGGCTCTGCCGCAGGCGGAAAAAGCATTACATTTTCTGAAAAAACAACAACCGCGCTTAAGAACAAAGTAAAAGAGCATAACGAAAAAGCATCTAAAGGCCGCAAGGTGACTTTAGGAATGCTGAAAGCTGTGTATCGCAGAGGATCAGGTGCGTTCTCAAGCTCTCACAGGCCAGGTAAGACGCGCGATCAGTGGGCAATGGCCAGAGTTAATGCGTATCTTAAGCTTCTGAAATCTGGCTCTCCAAGCAATCCAAAGTACAAGCAAGATAATGACCTTCTCCCATCGGGACATCCGAAGGCCTCGAACTCAACAATGGAAGCCGTCATTGCAGCGATTCAAGTAGAACTTGAGTTTATTGAAGAGTACTTAGAGATCGACGATGACGCGTTGGTTGCTGCTTCAAAAAGTCCTTGCTGGGACGGATATAAGCAAGTTGGCATGAAAAAAGGCAAGAACGGAAACATGGTTCCAAACTGTGTGCCAATCAATGCGTCCAATAACTCTGAGTTTCAGATTGGCGATGGCGCAGAAACTACGTGTCCTCCTGCGACAACAGATATTGCAGTCAATTTGACCAACAGAAAAAAAGCAATTAGAGTTGCAAATTATGGCCCTCTAAATCCTCAGGAGCCAAACGAAGAGTACTGGAAAGAGCGCGCAGCGGTGTGGTCAGTTACTCCAGAAGAAGCACAAAATAGCCTATGCGGAAACTGTGCTATGTTTTCTATTACGACTAAAATTCGACAGTGCATTGCAGACGGCATTTCATCTGGCGGATCTGGAAAAACCGATGCGTGGGACGTTATTGATACAGCAGAACTTGGCTACTGTGAGGCATTTGATTTTAAGTGCGCAGCGAGTAGAACATGTGATGCATGGGTTACTGGCGGTCCAATCACTGACGATTCTGAAGGCAAGGAAGAAGTACAATGATTGTTAAAGTCTTCGGGCAATGCAAAAACTTTGCTCTATTTACGGATGGATCAAACGCAGTAGTAATTGACACACGCACAGGCATGGTCGAGAATGTTGGAGCTCTATCGTCTCTTTCTTCTATTATGCAGTGGGATCAAGGTGCTTCGTCTGTAGAGGAAATGTACACTGATCTTGCACATGGCGCTTTGGCTGACCTAAGCATTGAGACTGTCGTTGCGTCTGGGCGTATGTACACAGTCCCAAAGGCAGTCCAAGAAGAAGCAAAAAGAGCTCTTGAGTGGAGAAAAAAGCACGATCGAGGCGGCACGCCTGTTGGGCTTAACACAGCACGTACTCTCGCAAAAGGCGGCCAAGTCGGCATTGAAAAAATTCGCCACATTGCAAAGTATTTTCCACGCCATGAGGTCGATAAGAAAGCCTCTGGCTACAGACCAGGCCAAGATGGGTTTCCGTCAAACGGTCGCATTGCGTGGGCTCTCTGGGGCGGAGATGCCGCGTGGAGATGGTCTAGACAGATCGTTGAACGCGATAATAATGCAAAGAAGGCGATGAAAGCTAGCGCGTCTGGCAATGACTACGCGGTTGAGTTTTCTGCGTATGAGGCCGATCTAAAGGCATTTAAGGCGGCGCAAGAAGCAGCTACGGATGAAGACGCTCCAGCGTTTATCGCGCGAGTGCGTGACACAGACGAAAGCATCGACAGACTCTATATGATCAGCGTCGACGGAAATCTCTCTGTGTGGGACGATCTTGGTTGGGACGATCTTGGGCAGGTTGATACTGACATTTCAACGATGGATTTGACGCTTGATAGCGCGCAGTCTTCAAAAGACTCGCGGCACATTTTTCTTGACGTCGACTCTGCTTTAGTGCTGTCGGCTCACTTTCAACAGCATCCGTTTAATTCGGTAAAGATCGAAGATCTTGATCCAGAAGAGCACTCACTTATTTCATCTGCCGCAGATGAAATTGACTGGGAGCTTGTTGATAGAGCAATTGTTGCAGCTGGAGAAGAAGAAGACGCACAAGACGGCAACTACACCCCAAAAGAAAGAGCCGCTAACGCCAAAAAGCAGGTACGCGACAAAAATGGTCGCTTTGCTGCAATGGGATCTCGCGTAGTTGTTGGCGGCGATGCAAGTAAAACTGGAAACATCACTAGAATCGATCCAGGAACCGGATCCGTGACTGTAAAGTTCGACGACGGAACAACGCAAAATGTACCTGGCAACTCGACAGAAAAAGCAGAAGACTTTAAAGGAACTGCGATCACACCTGAGGACACGTACACACCGCTCGACACGTCAGGAATTTTAGGCGAACCTCGAGTCCCATCAGACAGACCAAATGCAAGAATTCCAGGAACTCTTCCTCCACTTACTCCAGATCAACTTCAGAAAGTTTTGTACGACTACCCAGCGTGGGTAAAGTCGCAGAGAGATGCATTTGGCACTGGCAACAAGCCCACGCCGCCGCCACAGCAGAGTACATCTGAAATCAAAGCTAAGTATGAAAAGAAGCTTAAAAAAGACAAAGACTACACTCCGTCATATGATGACTACAGAGAGCACCCACTATTTAAGAATCTCTTCAGCAACTATCGTGGCAAAGGGCCAATAGTCTCTGCTGCAGAGCAGCCGTCAAGCTCTCAAGGAGCAGGCGCGCCGCTCACTCCAGACACATCTGACGTTCAGCCCATGTATCTGGCTCTTGTTTCTCCAGACGATCCATCAGCTGTTATGGACCTAATTTCAATTATTCCTGCAAGTGAGAATTCAACAGCTCCTACTGTGTTCAAGAGAGTAGACGGCAAGTGGAATGAAGATCAAGAAATTCTTTCTGATCTCACATCTGCAACTCCGCCTCCTGTAGTACCACTACACGGCGAAGTCTACGTTGAAGTGCTTAGCCAAGTTGACCAAAGCTCAGGAGAAGCGCCCAGCGAGACCGAGCCGCTAGTTGCTGTCGGCGTCGAAGGTGGACTTGATCGTAACCGCGGCCAGGCTGAAAAGCTTCGTCGATACTGGCTCTATGGTAGAGGTGCTTTAAAGATTCGCTGGAATACCCCTGGCGACTGGACACGTTGCTATAAACAGCTCGCTAAATATATGGGCCCTCGCGCAAAAGGCTACTGCTCGCTTCGCCACAAAGAAGCAACTGGCGTGTGGCCCGGCAGCAAGTACAACGTTGGTAAGAGAAACATCAAAGCAAGCGCCGCGTACGACAACGCGTTTATTGCCACTGAAGACGAGTTTATCGCCAAGGCGTACATGAAAGCTGCCGCAGATAGTGCTAGAGAGCGCGTTCTATTGGCCTCTGGAGCATATGAAATTAACGGCAATACAGAATCAGCAGGCTCTAAGTTTGTGATTCCTCTTGTCATTCCAGAAGGCATGGAATCTGGTGACGGACGTAGGTTCGATAAAGGCTCGATCACATACCGTGATCTTCCTCTTCCACTACTGTGGCAGATCAAGACAGGTAGTGGCCATGACGGATCAGTAGTTGTTGGCCGTATCGACCACATGGAGCGCACTGACGACGGTATCGGAAACGCTTATGGTACGTTTGATACTGGCGCATATGGTCGTGAGGCTGAACGACTTGTACGTGAGAAAATTCTTCGCGGCGTTTCTGCTGATCTAGATCAGTTCGAAGCCAAGGAAAAGAAAAAGCCAAAGAAAAAGACAGAAGCCGGTGACATTTCTGAAGATGATGAGGAAATGATCGGCGGAGACAAAATTCATATTAGTCACGCCAGAGTAATGGCGGTTACAATAGTACCGAAACCAGCGTTTCAAGAATGCGGCATCTTTATCGAAGAGCCTGTCTACGCGCTGGACGAAGAGGAAGGTCAAGAAATGGTACCTGACGGAATTTACGTCGAGGACATGGACGAATTTGAGGCGCAATCAATTGTTGCCTGTGGAATTCTTGCTGGTGCAATCCCAGTGGTTCCACCATCTACATGGTTCCAAGATCCAAAACTAACTGGGCCTATGCCACTAACTGTAGACGACGAAGGCCGCGTATTTGGCCACATCGCAGCATGGCATGTCAACCACATTGGCATGACTGCTGGCACTAAGCCTCCCAAGAGCAAGAGCCGCTACGCGTATTTCCACACTGGCGTTGTCCGTGCCGACGACGGTAAGGATTACCCAGTCGGTCAATTGACACTAGCAGGCGGACACGCATCATTGAACGCAAATGCAATCGACGCGGCTCGCCACTATGACGACACCGGTTCAGCGATCGCAGACGTTCACGCAGGTGAAGACGCATACGGCATCTGGGTTGCTGGATCTCTTAGATCTAATGCGTCACCAGAGCAAGTACGTGCGCTTCGTGCATCTGCTCCATCAGGCGACTGGCGCCCAATCGGCGGCTCTCTCGAGCTCGTTGCTGTTTGTCAGGTAAACGTTCCTGGATTCCCAATCGCACGCGCACGCGTTGCGTCTGGTCAAGTGTACGCTCTCGTTGCCGCTGGTGCTCAAGTACTTGCAAAGATGAAGAATGATCCGCTTGCAGAACTCACACAGCGTATTGCAACTCTTGAAGCTGGCGGAAAAGATGAGCTTGCTGCAAAAGCAGAAGATGCACGCCAGCGAGTCAAAGGCACTTCGTTATCTTTGCCAGAAGAAAATAGCGATGCGCTAATTGCGACAGCAAGAGAGCTTTCAGATCGAGTTCGTGTAGCTGACTACGAGTCATTGGGCTACATCTCGATGAAGGACCGTAAGAAGCTTGCTAAAGAAGGCAAGGCACTTCCAGACGGTTCATACCCGATCAGCAACGAGTCAGATCTTAAGAATGCGATTCAAGCATACGGAAGATCGAAGCCTTCTCGTAGAGCCGCAGTTCGCCGTCACATTATGAAAAAAGCACGCGCAATGGACAAGGCAGACCTGATCCCTGAAAAGTGGAAGTCTGCGTCGATTATTGACGAAGAGGCACAAGCGCTGCGAGAGTACACAATTCAGCTCAAGGAGGGGCTTCTGGCAGTGAAAACTGAAAACACAGAAGCAGTTACAGAAAAGGCAGTTTTGGCCGCTGGAGCAAAGTATATCTCCGGTAAGAACCAACCTCGTGACGCCAAGGGCAAGTTTCGCCAAGTACTAGCAAGAATCAAGCAAGACCTTGGAGACAGCGGTCTTCAAAACGTTGTTGAAAAAGTCCAAGAGGCAGAAAACCTAGACGACGCTGGTAACTATGACGCGGCTGTCCAAGCAGCTATTGACCTTATGGCAATCTTTAAGGGGCTAGATACAGGGTCTTTAAACCCACAATCAGTTGAAAACGTTAGAAAAGCGGCAGCTCAGTTAGGTACTGCAATCGCAAACCTTCCGTTGCCGTTCGATCAACAGTCGCAGAAAGTCCGCTACACCGACTTGCCACCTGTCCTCCGAGATCTTATCGAAGACATGATCGAAAAGGTAGAAGAAAAGATTGGCGTCGAAGATGCCAATGAAGCAACTAAGTCGCTAAAGAACTACATGTCTGGCGGAGACGTCTACTCACAAAGTGAAGTTTCCGGCGAAATGTCCAAAATGATGAGACTATTGACGTAATCTACGTTTGATAATATAAACAACAGGTGAGTGCCTTCGTGTGAAAATCACAAAGTCCCTTTCCCTGGACAGAAACCCAGATAAGTTCAAAGGGAACTTATCGTTACTGCTTCCCGAGGAGGGACAGTGGACCGTATCAAGCAAATGCTCGACACGATTACTGAGCTTACAGACGAACAAGTTTCGGAACTGCAAGCCGATATCATGACCGAGTTTGAAACAGTCGAAGGTTCAGATCCAACACCAGATTCAGTCGATGCCATGACTCAACTGGCCGACATGCTTGACGTCGTTCGTGACGAAGCTAAGCGTCGTGAGGCAGTCTCGCAAGAGCTCGCAACACGCGCTAGCGAAGCCGCGATGCGCGTTAAGGGTGACGGTACAGAAGAGCCGATGACAGAAGACATGGAAGAAGCTCCAGCCGAAGAAGAGGCTCCTGAGGAAGAAGTTCCAATGGAAGCTGACGACGAGGAAGAAGAGAAGAAGACCATGTTCGCGACCGATGAGGCAGTTGAACCTGAACTAGAGACAACAACAACAACAACAGCAGAAGCAGAAGCAGCCGTCGAGGCACCAGCAGAAGCAGAAGCAAGCACACAAGAAATCACAATTGCTCCCGAGGTGGAGCAGGAAGGTCAGGAGGCACCAACAATGACTGCCGCCGCACATGAAGAGGGTCAGGACGTTTCGTTCCAGGCTCCCGCTGACCGTGCTCCAATCCAGGTTCGCGAAGCAGCTCCGGTGGTTATCACCGCAGGTGCAGACATTCCTGGCTACACAGCCGGTGCAGAAATGAGCAATTCAACCGATATTGCTGAAGCTATGGTCTCCCGCTTGCACGGTCTTCGCCGTGTAAAGGGTGGCGATGGTGAACAGCACATCGTTGCATCACTAACAACCAAATACCCAGAGTCACGCGTTCTTACGCAGGACACCGAGTCTAACATCGCCAAGATCAAGGCAGTTGCTTCTCCGGAAGCACTGATCGCGTCTGGTGGTCACAGCACTCCATTCGAAGTCAAGTACGACATCTTTGGTTTTGGTACAACTGACAGAGCCATTCGTGACTCACTCCCACGCTTTGCGGCTGACCGTGGCGGTATTCGCTACATTCTGCCTCCAGTGTTGAGTGACTACGGCAATGCTGTCGGTGTATGGACAAACGCAACAGACACCAACCCAGGTACAGACGTTAAGTCAAGCCTTACCATCACAGCTGCAACTGAGACAACCGTCGCTACCGACGCTGTTACATTGCAACTCCAGTTTGGTAACTTGATGACACGCGCTTACCCAGAGTTGGTTGCACGTCATAACGAGCTTGCTCTCATCCAGCACGCACGTGAAGCTGAGCAGTATATCGCTGGCAAGATCTCCGATGCATCAACGGCTATTACGTCGTCGAGCCTCATCGGTGTTGCTCGTGACTTCCTCGTTCAGGTTGGCCGCGCAGCTACAGCGTACCGCTCACGTCATCGTCTTGATCCTGCACAGCAGCTCAAGGTTATCGCACCATCCTGGATCAAGGATGCAATGCGCGCTGACCTCGTCTTGTCTATGCCTGGTGACAGCACATTGAATGTTGCTGACGCAGAAATCGACGGATATCTTGCAGCTCGTGGTGTTAGCATCACGTTCTCGCTCGACCTCGACGTTTTCGGCGCACAGAGCAGCGGAGCAATGCTTGAATTCCCTGACACATTCTCATGGTACATGTTCGCAGAAGGAACATTCTTGTTCCTCGACGGCGGCACATTGGACCTCGGAATCATCCGTGACTCTACTCTCGTAGGAACCAACGATTACAAGATGTTCGTTGAAACCTTTGAAGGTATTGCCAAGGTTGGTATTGAGTCAATCAAGGTTACATCAACCATCAGTGTTAACGGTGTGGCAGCAGCCCTCCGCGACACAACAGGTGGTGCAACAGCAGCTGCGATCGAATACTGATCCAGTCACTAATACTCGTTGCGGGGGCCGCTCAGAAATGGGCGGCCTCCAATACGACTACACACGTGCAATCAACAAATAGGTAAGGAACCTAAACATGGCATTTACAGGAGTATTTACAGCACCTAAAATCGTGCCTTCGGCGTTCGGTCTATTTGACGTAGTTAAGCCTGATACTCGCTCAAAGGAAGACCAATGGGTCCGCGGTTTTTCACAAGAGTGGAACACTGGCATTTATTCTGCAAAGAATTGGGACGACACAGATACCACTTCTTATACTGTTGCCTCCAATGCGACCCCTACTCGCTACGACGAAATCAAACCATTTTTTATCGAGGTTGAGGAGTATCGCTCAACACTAGGACTGCTTGGAGTTGACCACATTGAGCGCGTCAAACTTCAACTTGACGGAATTACGCAAAAAGCGATCGAAACAGAGCTCTGGGACGGTACTGTTCGTATTGGCGAGACCCATGCAAATCGAGCACTAGTTAGCCCTGAAGCGACTATTCTTAACAGCGGAACAGCGCTATCTCCGCGCCGCGCGCTAGCACTTCTAGAGCATACAATCGCAACAGCATCTCCTTGTGGAGAGCAAGGTATCATTCATATGACTCGTGATACCGCATCGTTACTTTCAAGTAACAGCCAAATGCTTTTCCATGAAGCTGGTAAAGATCATCTTCAGACAATGGGTGGAACCCCCGTAGTCGTCGGTTCTGGCTACACTGGCGCGGGTCCAACGGACGCTGCCGGTGACACAGAGACGCCAACAGGCACAAACAAATGGATGTACGCCACCGGTACTGTCAAGGTTGTCCTTGGCGATATCGATGTCGTCACTGACACTCTGTCGCAGGGCTACGATGTGTCAGGCAACCAAAACGACATGCGTCTCAAAGCAATCCGCCCAGCTGCGGTTTACTTCGATACGTCAATTCACCTGGCTATCAGGGTCGATTTGACCGCGTAAAATAGACATAGACATTGACGCAGACAAACCCAAATATTCCAACAAGGAGAAAAGCTTAAATGGCAACTCAAGACTACGCCGCCAGCATTCAGGGTGTGTCAATTCGTGTGACACGTCTCGACGCAGCCGGCAACATGCTTACAGATCCAGGCGACAGCTACACGACAAACGGCTTTATGCGTATGTCGTTCACGCCTGAATACGAAGAAGGCGATGAAATCGTCGAAAAGGCAGCAAACGGAACCGTATGTGTTTCGTACCGTGCACCTGACACATTGAAGAGAGTGACTCTTGAAGTCGCTATCTGCGAACCAGACCCAGAACTTACTCAGCTTATGTCCGGTGGACTTTTGCTTCGTAAGAACCTTGGAACATTCGCTGCACCAGATCGCAAGAGCGTTGGCTGGTCTTCACCAAACATTGGTGACGATCCATCAGGTTTCGGTGTTGCAATCGAGTGCTGGTCGTTCGCTGTCAAAGACGGCAAGCGCGCTGCGACTCTTCCGTACTTCCACTGGGTATTCCCGTACTGCCGCCTTCGTCTTACAGGCGATCGTGTCATTGAAAACGGTATGCTTGCGACAACATTTGAAGGCTACGGAATCGGCAATAGCTTGTTTGGGTCCGGCCTTGATGAGCGTTGGGAGTTCCCACTCGCCGTTGAGCGTCCATACTCGTACGCACGTACAACATGGGCACCGACAGGCCGTAAGGGCTTCTACGAATGGCACGGCGACCTCTCGAAGACAATTTCAAACAGCCAACGCACAGGTTCAACAGCAACACTTACAACGTCAACAGCTCACGGTTTCCGTGTTGGTGACAGCGTGACAATTTCTGGCACAAATGGAAACCCAGCACTTGAAGGAACATACACAATTGCAAGTGTTCCAACAACGACAACATTTACCTACACCACGGCAACAAGCGGAACAATTACTTCTGCTGCTGACACTGGTACGGCACTTGTCGAGGCAGGCTCTTGGACAGTCGACGACTTCCTGTCGCAGGGATCAACAACTGAGACCAACATTCCAGGTGCTTCTGACTTCAACGAAGATGAGGACATTGACTTCATCATCGCTTCGACAGAAGATCCAGCCTCTTAGTAAAAATACGCTTGTATTGAGCGGCGTGCCTTCGGTATAGAATTACCAGGTGCGCCGCTCAGTGCGTATATACGAGAAGTACGAGGAAGTATGACGAATCTGTGGGTCACACCAGAAGAACTCGGCGACTACGCTGAGTCTGAATTTGCGTATGAGGCTGCTAAGTCTGCGTCGAACCTGTTGTGGTCACTGTCAGGTAGAAAGTACAGTGGAATCACGACAGTGACAGAGCGGTACGTCTGCGCCTCGCGGCGTTATCGCTACGGCTCATCTATCCGCAATAGCAACGCTGAGCTGATCAACGGCGAAATATATAACATTCCGTCGAGCGACGTCGACTTTTACTACGACATTACGTCTGATGGAACAGCACAGTCTGCTCGTCTTCGTCTTCGTGGTAGACCAGTAACAAAGATCCACTCGATTAGAAACCGTGTTGGCAAGCTGATCAGTCCTAGTATGTATTACTTAGTAGATCACTCTACGATTCAGGCAGTTGCCGGTGTTCCATGGACGCCTTGCGATGTTGAAGTTACGTATACGTATGGCGTTGAGCCGCCAACACTTGGAAAAATGGCCGCAAGAACTTTAGCTATCGAGTTTGCCAAACTTTGGTCTGGATCAGACGATTGTGCGCTGCCACAACGTGTCACATCTGTGTCACGCCAAGGTGTGTCATATACACTCCTCGACAGCCAGGACTTTATCGATGACATGCGCACTGGCATCTATGCAGTTGACCTCTTTTTAAAGTCCGTTAATCCAGACAAAGCGCGTGCAAAAGCAAGAGTGTTTACTCCTGATATTCCGCGCGCTCGTCGCTACAATCCGAAAGCTCTCAAGCTCGGGCTAAGCGACCTCGACGTCAGTGTCCCCGTCGATGGTGACAAGACAATAGAAGTAACCCTTGAGTCAATTAACGCTGGATTTCTAGCTGACGAAATTGGGTGGACTCCATACTTAGTTCTTAGAAACTATGCTGAGACGTTTTCAACAACTATCACTGATTCCGTGGTTATATCAGATCCGACACCAGCAGCAAAATCGGTATCTAACAAGTCCTTAACAAGCAATGTCGCTACACTAACAACGAGCACTGCTCACGGTATTGCCGTAGGCTCTGCGATCGTAGTTGCTGGAGTCGACGCTACTTTCAATGGTAGCTACACTGTCATAGCAACGCCAACTACAACAACTCTTACCTACGCAAAGATCAACGCAAACATCGTGTCAGCAGTTGCGACTGGCACAGTCACTGCCCCGACTGACGATGTCTTAGCGCTCACTATTACGTACGAAGAAGCCCGCAAAGCTATCGGTCTAGTAGATCCAGGCACTTACGATCTTTATGCCTCAAGAACTAATGGCGAAGAGACTGAAATTATCTACATTGGCTCTGGAAACTTAGTAGTTAAGCTTTCAGAAGACACCGCAACCGCATACACACTAGGATAAGACATAGTTATGGGAATCGTAGATATTTCACAAGTAGATGAAGGCGCGCTCAATATTGTCGATTTTCTCGACGGTGTCCTTGAGCGTGTCGAGGCAGTGTTTCAATCATACAATGTACCGCTACCGTCGCGCAGGTATTGGACTGTAGGCCAAACTGCGATCGACTGTGAGCAGCTCGTCGTAACTCTTCTTCAAGTATATCTCGGGCCTCCTGGAGACCAAGCGTCGGCTCCCCAGCGATGCAACATGCCGCGAACAGCGGTAATGACTGTAACAATTGCAAGAGAAATCCCTGTAGTAGGCCAGAACGGACGTCCACCGTCTGCTGAAAAAATCACTGATGGTTCTAAAATTTCAGCGATTGACGCGTACGTTTTGATGAGTTCCATTAACTCACTCGACATGTGGGAATCCGGCGGGTACGGTGTTGGCGTTATTGCGACCGCCGACGTTACTCCACCCGAAGGTGGATTTCAAGTCGTCAACATGCAGTTGACAATGGCAATTCCATGATCCAGCGCGGCGTCGGCCCACGCATCACAGGCGTCTTTGTCTGGAACTATCCAGAAAAAATGCACCTACTAAAGGACCCTACTGGGCCACTAGGACAGTACCTATATAAGCGTGGCGAGGCAATTCGTATTGCTGCGATGATGCACGTAGGTAAGAACACTGGAAATCTTGCTAGATCAATGAAGCTTGAACTAAAGACAGCGGTGTATGGCCAGAACATGATTGTTGGGTCTCCGCTAAACTACGCGTACTACGTACACGAAGGTACTCGCCCTCATATGATCCATGCAAGAGGCGGCGTATTACGCTTCTCAAAAGGCTCACGAGTTATCTACTCAAGGCAAGTCATGCATCCAGGAAGTAAGCCGCAAAAGTACCTGTCAACGTACCTTCCTCTGGTATTATTGTAAATAGTTCGTGGAACCTCCACGTAGGACGAAATTTACGGAGAAAGTAAGATGGCACGTTTTAAGGATTTTGGATCTGGCGGTACCGGCGCAAAGGCCGAGCCGATCACGTTTAAACTACACGATGAAGAGTTTACCTGTCGAGGAGAGATCCCAGGCAAGGTAGTTTTAGACTTAGTCGCTAAGTCCGGCTCAGATGACCCATCTGAGTCTGCAAAAGTAATTGAAGGATTCTTTGCAATTGTTCTTCAGCCTGAGAGTTTAGAGCGCTTTAACGAGCTCGCTGTAGATCCAGACAGAATAGTCTCAATGGAAACTCTATCAGACATTGTTGCCTGGCTTGTTGAGGAATACACTAACCGCCCTACGTTGCGGCCAGAAGCTTTGCCCAGTGGGCAATAGACGTCTGGCCGTATCTTAATGGTAAGTGCACAGTCTCTGGAATTAGACTAGAGCACTTAGAATCATGTGACATGTTTGATGTTATTCATTACATGTTCGAAGTCGACTCTCTTCCGCCAAGTGCAGAAGTTGCTGAAGCACGCGACTCTATTCGCCATAGTATCTATAGCGAGCTATACGGTCGAGAGTATAAATACGGCGCAAAAAAGACTAAGCAGCTAACTGGAGATCCGGAAATCGACTATCCACTCGATGATAGTGACATTCCAGTGCCTGTAGACCCGTTTGAGAGATCTCAAATGACAAAACCATACGTTTCTCCTACATCGTTTGATGATGCGTCTCCTAATCCTTTTGGCGGCATACTAGACGCCCCACTCAGGTAGTCTAGGATGTAATAGAATAATGACGACGCAACGGAAGGAGGTGAAGTGACATGGCATTCGTCGGCTCAGCGTTTATTCAAGTAATTGCAAACACGTCCCAATTCGACAACGGAGTTCAACGTGCTATTGACCGTCTAGAAGACCGCTACGGTGACGCAGGCAAGAACATTGGTGTTTTATTCGGTAAAAAAGTTACTGCAAGCTTTAAAGATCTTGACAGAGCAGCTGTACAGACTTATCAAGGATTCAACCAGCTCATTGAGCGAAGCTACTACGTACAAGGCGCTCTTGCTGCGTTTGTTCCAGTACTTAGCGCCGTTGTCTCCGGCCTAGTAGCTTTAGTTGCGCAGATCGGCGCAGCAACTCCGGCGCTTATCGTGTTCCCAAGCGTCATCGGCGCGATGATACAAGGAATGATGACGCTCAAATTTGCTCTGGGCGGGATCGGCAAAGCGCTGCAACAAATGGGCACAGGCGCAGGCGACGCGGCAAAAAAACTTAAAGACCTTCGAGACAGAGCTGCAAAAGCCACAGACGCGCTAATACGAGCTGATTGGAGACTTAAAGACGCACAAGACGCGCTAAACAGATCATACGCGACAGCACTTGAAAGAATTCAACAGCTAAACTTTGATTCAGAAGACGCCGCGCTATCTCAACAGCGTGCTGCAATGGCTCTTGAAGGTGCACGTGAAAGCTTAAAGCGAGTTCAAGACCTTCCGCCAAACAGTAGAGCTCGTAAAGAAGCTGAACTTGCGTTTAAAGAAGCCGACTTAAACTACAGGCGCGCTGTAGACAGAAACAAAGATCTTCAAGAAGAACAAAAGAAAACAACAAATAACGGAGAATGGACGAGCGAGCAGCAAGTCGAAAACTCAGATGAAGTTGTTGACGCCTCAAGAAGACTTCTTGATGCAGAAATGTCGTACGCTGCCGCGCTTAAAGATCGTAAAGAAGCAGTTGAAAAACTTAAAAAAGCAGAAAAAGGAATCTTTGATGATGTTGGCGGTGCAAACGCACTCGGAAAGCTAACAGAAGCTCAGAGAAAGTTTGCTGAATTTATTGACGGCCTAAGACCACACATTAAGGACTTAAAAGTCGCCGCCGGTGAAAACTTATTTGTTCCTTTAACAGATGCAATTCAGAACCTTGTAGATAACTTTAAAGAACCTCTTATCAACATGCTTCGCGATACCGGCGGCGCACTTGGCGACGTCGCATTGCAGCTTTCTAATGTAGTCACAGAAAAAGACAACATAAAAAACTTTGAGATCGTCACCCAAACTAACGTCCAGACAATCAAAGATCTTGGCATAGTGTTTGGAAATCTGTACGACTCGATGCTGACACTCTTGGCAGCGGCATCTCCACTCATTAATAAGTTCACTGACTGGCTGACAGTAATCACTGATGGCTGGAAAAACACGCTGGAAGCTAAACAACAAACCGGCGCATTAGCTGATATGTTTGACTACGCCGGTGAAGTTGCCGCAAACCTAGGCGACATTATTGGCAACCTTATTGGCGCGTTTATGAACATTGGCCGCGCTGCAGCGGGCCGCGGCAGTGGCGGTGAGATGATCGTTACCTCGATCGAGGAATGGTCGCAGCGCTTTGAAGAATTTACTGCTAAACTGCTAGCTAATGGCGAGCTTGAAGAATTCTTTAGAAAAGTATCTGACGTTTTCTTAAAAGTTCTTGGATACATCAAGGACATCGGCAAAGCGTTTTTAAAGTCAGGTGCAACAGACGAGACCGGCAAATCTGTCGACTCAATGGGTGGAGCCGTAGACAACTTGATTGGCGCTTTCGAAAAAATTGTCGCGGCTGGACCAGCATTTGCAAACTTCTTAGTACAGCTTACTGGATTCATTAAAGCTGTTTCAGAATCTGAAAGCATTAAACTATTCTTCGGCGTGTTAAGTGAAGCACTTTCGATCCTTAACAAGATTCTTAGTAACGACGCAGTTGCAGGTATTTTTACAGTTCTTGCCGCGTATCATGGACTACGCCTAGGCGTTGGACGCGTCGGAAAAGTAATCGGCGGAGTTGGAAAATACATCAAGGGTGACTTCCTCAGCATGGCCGACGTAGTCGGTAAATTCAGGACAGCCGCGTATCGCATGCATCTTGTTTTTAGCGCGTCTGGTCGTAAAGTTCTAAAATCGTACTTCAACTTGTGGAGTAAAAATTCTAAAATCTGGGCGCATGTAACTAGAATTCAAGGAAAGCTTACAAGTGGCACTAAGGCGCTAAATAGTGGAATGAAGGCTATTGGCCCTGGCACAAAGAAAGCAACCGGATCGATTCAAGCGTTTGGCAAGGCCACTGGTGCAAAAATTGTCGCCGGCATGAAAGCGTTTGCTGGCGGCGTCAAAGCTATGGGTCTCGCGATGAAAGCCGCATTTGTAGCTAACCCTGTTGGAATGATAATTCTTGCAATCGTCGCATTGATCGCTATTGTTGTCGTCCTGTACAGACGATTTGAGTGGTTTAGAGATTTTGTTGACGCGGTCTGGAATGGGATTAGGGTTGGTGCTGAGTACGCGTGGAAAGGTATTCTTATAGCGTTTGAGTGGGTCTGGGACGCAATCGGCACAGCCATATCGTGGACTTGGGAAAATGTAATTAGGCCAGTCTTTGGATTTATTGGTGCTGCGTGGAACCTTCTATGGGACGGCATTAGACTGTACTATACGACTATTTGGACTATCATTACTACCGCAATTTCTTGGGCATGGGAAAACGTAATTAAGCCAGTCTTTGGATTTATTGGCGTGGCATGGGACCTTCTATGGGACGGTATTCAGTTTTATTTCAATACCATATGGACCATCATTACTACCGCAATTACATTTGCATGGAATAACATTATTCGACCAGTATTTGAAGCAATTGGCACAGTATTTAGCAACATTTGGTCTGGAATTCGAACAGCATTTTCTCGTGCGTGGGACTTCATTACAGGCGCAGTTAGAGGCGCTACATCTATCTTTGGTGGAGTGCGCGACACAATTGTTGGCGCATTTAGAAATGCCATTAACTTTATTATTCGCGCGTGGAACGGCCTAGAATTTTCAATTCCAAAAGTAAAAGTCGCCGGCATTTCATTTGGTGGATTCACTATTGGACTCCCAGACATCCCAGAACTTGCCGAAGGTGGTGTGATCAACCCATCACCGGGCGGAACTCTTGCCCGCATCGGCGAAGCTGGAAGAGCAGAGCGTGTAGAACCTCTCGATCCCGACGGCCTGTCAAAGCGCGACAAAGCAATGATCGCACTGATGAGCAATGGCGGTGGGATAAACATCACCGTCAACCCATCGCCTGGAATGGATGAAGTAGAACTTGCCAGCGTTGTGTCTCGTCAGCTCGCATTCCATATGCGCAAGGGAGTACTTTAGGTAGAATATGAATAAGACATTGGAGACAACATGCCAACATTTTTAATTGACGGACTAACACCATTACCAGAAAACGGTGAGACTGGTTGGGGTAATAAGCTAAACACTGCCATTACTTCTATCGATGATCGATTTACTTGGACAACCGGAGAGGCAGTAGTAAAAAAAGTAGCCGCGTCTGGAATCACTGGAACTACACTACCAGTAACACTTACGAGCTCTAGCCTTACAAGTCTAGGAACGCTTACAGGCCTCACCGTGTCAGGCACAACTACTGCAAGTGACTTGGTGTCGTCTGGTGCATCGTTTGACTTAGTCAACACAACGGCTACAACTGTCAACTTTGCTGGTGCCGCAACCGCTCTAACAGTCGGCGCAACGACGGGGACAACAACAGTTAGAAATGCTCTGGTTGTCACTGGTAACTTGACTGTCAATGGCACAACCACGACTGTCAACTCAACTACAATTTCTGTAGACGACATCAATGTCGTTCTTGGTGATACTGCGTCTCCTACAGATACTTCTGCCAATGGCGGCGGCATCACCCTTAAAGGCGCGACTGACAAGACGATTAACTGGGTACAGTCCACAGCTGCTTGGACGTCGTCTGAAGACTTCAACTTGCTCACTGGCAAGGTTTATGAAATCAATGGAACAACGGTTCTTAGCGCAACAACTCTTGGCTCTGGAGTTACTGGTTCTTCCCTTACCAGCGTCGGAACAATTGCAACTGGCACATGGCAGGGTACAGTTGTCGCTGGTCAGTATGGCGGCACAGGGGTAGCTAATACGGGTAAGACGATTACAGTTAGTGGCAATACAACAATCGGCTCTAGCACGCACACGGTTGCATTTGTGACTTCAGCAAATACGTCTGTAACACTTCCAACAACTGGAACTCTTGTCAACGACGCTGTTGCTACTCTGTCTTCACTTACTAGTGTCGGCACGATTGCCACTGGTACGTGGCAGGGTACAGCTATTGCCGGTCAATACGGTGGCACAGGAGTTGCGAACACTGGCAAGACAATTACCCTTGGCGGCAATCTCACAACGTCTGGCGCTTTTGCTACAACTCTTACAGCAACTGCTACTACAAGTGTAACTCTTCCAACTACTGGAACTCTTGCAACTCTTGCTGGAACTGAAGCATTGACTAATAAGACCTTAACTAGTCCGGCAATAACAACAAGTCTCACCACTGGCAGCACGTCATTTGATCTCGTCAATACGACAGCAACAACTGTTAACTTTGCTGGCGCTGCTACAGCGCTAACTATCGGCGCTGCAACCGGAGCAACAACAATAAACAATACCTTAACAGTAGTTGGCAGATCGAGCGGCAGCTCAAAAATAACAACAAGTGGTGGAATTTATGGCACTCTATTTATTCAACCCAATGAAGTAACTGGGTCAGGAAATCAGTCAGCTCCATACATAACTTTGGCAGGGGCCGACGCAGTAGGAACAGGGGTGGTAACTGGTGGTCCAGCAGCTTTGTACGGAGGAAGTGCCTCTGACGGAACGACCAACAATGGTGGAAACGCATTAATCGACGGCGGCTATGGAAGCACGTCAAGCGGAACCGTGTCAATCGGAAACGCATACGCGTCTGCAGTAAACATCGGTCGCACAGGGATAACAACAACCGTAACTGGAGCGCTCACTGTTTCAGGCACAACAGTCCTCGGACCAGCGTCTATCGCAACTCAAGCGTCAGCGCGAACACTTACACTTGCAGATCAAGGCAAGGTCATTGATATGACTAACACTTCTGACGCAGTACTAACAGTTCCTCCCAACTCATCAGTTGCATTTCCTGTCGGCGCGCAAATTCTGGTTATCCGCAACGGAACAGGCAAGGTATCTTTTACAGCCGGCGCAGGAGTTACTCTCCGTTCTGACAGCTCTAAACAGTTTATTTCAACTCAGTATTCTGCAGCAACACTTGTACAGCGCGCTACTGATGAATGGTACTTGATTGGTAACTTGGCAGCCTCGTGAGATCTGGTTTTTTTGCTGCAGCCGCAAGTAGCGGAAGTGGGCCTGGTGCTCCTGGCGTTGTTACTAACGTTGTAGGCACGGCGGGAATCGAACAAATTAGCCTTACATGGTCTGCGCCAATAAGTAATGGCGGCAGTGCCATTACTGACTACACGGTTCAATATTCAAGCGACAGTGGCTCAACATGGCTAACGTTTACAGACGGCGTATCAGCGACCGCGTCTACTACTGTTACTGGTCTTTCGGCTGGAACTTCGTACACGTTTAGGGTACTGGCGAAAAATGCCATTGGAGACGGTCCATACTCCACGGCATCTGCTGAAGTGGCAACTGCGACAGCTCCAGGAGCGCCGGGCACGCCCACGCCTACAGCAAGTCAAAATACACAGGTTCCACTTTCATGGACAGCGGCAGCCAGCAACGGTTCTGCTATCACGGATTACATAGTTGAGTATTCAACTTCTGCGACGTTCGCTTCGTCTGTTACAACGTTTGCTGACGGAACATCTACTTCAACTAGTGCAACCGTAACTGGTCTTTCTAACGGAACTACTTACTACTTCCGAGTAGCGGCAGTCAACGCGGTTGGAACTGGCGCGTATTCTTCTATCTCAGCAAGCGCTGTTCCTTCGACTGTTCCAGGCGCACCAACCAGTGTTTCTGGAACACCAAACGGAGTAACGGCATCAACCGTTTCGTGGACTGCTCCGGCAAGCAATGGCGGCTCAAGCATAGACGGTTACAAGATTGAATACGCTCTGTCGCCTTATTCGAGTTACACGGTTTTCAACGCGAATACAGGAACTACCGATACGTCAATATCTGTAACTGGACTGAACAACGGAGGATCTTACAAGTTTAGAGTTTCAGCAAGAAACGCAGCTAATGGTTTTGGTACTACAGCAGAATCTGGAGTGGTTGTTACAAACATAGTTCCTGGCGCTCCAACAATAGGAACGATGACTCTCAGTACTACTAACACTACGGATTCGTTGGCATGGACCGCACCCACCGCAAACGGCGGTAGTGCAATTACTGGATACGTGTACCAGACAACAACTGACAGTGGTTCTACTTTTGCAACTGCTGCAGCAACTGGCTCTACTTCCACTACTAAAACATTTGACCCTGGATATACAAGTACCACAACTAAAGTAAGAGTAGCGGCAGTCAACAGTCTTGGAACCGGTCCATACAGTGCCATATCCACGGTCGGTTATGGTGGTTGGACATCTACCGCAGTTACTATTGACAAAACAGACTGCCCCCTTCCAACCTGTTCTGCTTGTACTGCGTCTGTCTGCAGTTGTGGGGCATGTTCTAGTGGCTGCGGCACTCAAACTTGTACCTGCACAGCCGGAACGAGAGGAGCATCCACTAGAGGAACTGCTTCTAAAACTTGTTACAAGTGGACAAGAGGCGCGCAAGAAACCGGTGCTAGTTACAATCAAAACAGTACCGCGCCATGTGATGCTGCTTTCTCTACGTGTACGGCTGGAACGTGCGGTGACTGCTCGGCAGAAACATGTACTTCATGTTCAGGTTGCGGTAATTGGTCCGACGCCAATGTTTCTGGTACCTACGACTACCCCGGCCATGGACTTCAGGCTTTTACATACATTGAGGAACAGACTGTTTTCGCTAACACCCCGTATATTTACATGAACAACGACCCGCAAGGAGTTATTGTCCATGGCGTCAACTGCGGTGGTCCCGCAAACGGTAACTATTATGCTTACGATCGTGAATACTGTTCCGCTTCCAATACTCACAGAATCACGCCGGTCGGATGCGTAGACACCGTATTTGTTAAGTAAGTTAAATAACCACTTCTTCTAAATGCTGAGAAGTAAACTTGCGCGGGAACTCTTCACGTTTTGCCTTAAACCATGCAATCATGTTTTCCGACATCTGTGGGAAGTCTTCAACATAATCTCTGAAGTTTTCATCACCTTTTAGAAACCTAGCGAGGTGCATTTCTGGCATTGCGTCAATCTCGTCAAGAATTTCTTGTGGCGGGTTTAGGGTGTCAAATAGCATCTTTGAATAGACTGCATGTGGGTGCTCAGAGTTAAATGGCTCTTCGGTCATAAAAGACCATTCACGAGTGTTCTTAAAAAATTCACTTAACGATAATCCCGAACGCGTTGCACCAGGGTAGTCCCCTTCTTGAAGTTCCGGTGCATGATATGACCGTCCGTCTAGTCCTGGAGTCGAAACTTTAGTAAAAACAATACAAAACAAAGGGGAAACATCAAGCACTATTTCCGACATTGATACATGATGAATAGAATAATTAATATCTAGATATGGATTGTATTTACCTAAAACTAATTCTTCATCTTCAAAATCGGTGTTAATGGTCGTCGATTCACAATAATAAGTCATGGTATCGCACCTGCCCGAACGGGGGACGTTATATCCATCTATAATGAACATCGACTTTGCCAATATAAATTTTCCTTGATTCAGAACATTTGGAGCCTTAAAAATAATTTTTTCTGGGAGCCTGTACCCTCTTTCCATTATTGGTTTCCAGCAAGTTTTCTGTCAATAATGATTAAATTTTTGCAGGTCTGATTAATGGTTCCGTACATTTGAGCAAGATGTCTGTTCTCTTCCGTATATTCAGGTATTTCCCATGTTTCGTACTCGAAATCCATCGGGTCAATACCAACACGAATGCATAATTGAAAGAGTTCTTTATACATGAAAGAACGCACTTCTGTTAGCGACGCCGCTTTGTCTTCTTCTGTCAAGAATTGCTCTAATCCCATGATAAACTCCTTCATTTTCAGTGTATAGGTATAGTATCATACACAACTAGTTTAGATATGAAATGGAGAGATTTTTATGAGCTCAGCATGGGACGAATGGAAAAAGAGAAACGCCGAAAAGCAGAGGCAGGGCATAGTTTCTCCTATAGATTTTATCAATCCTCAGACTAAATATGCCTCAGACGAAGAAAAGGATAGAAGGTACTCTATTTGCGAAGAGTGCCCCCACTTCCTCGTAACAAAACAGTGCTCAAAATGCGGCTGCTTTATGCCTGCTAAAACTACTTTGCTACACGCCTCGTGCCCCATAAATAAGTGGTAAAACTTGCGTTTAGCTGCCAAGTTCAGGCAAGTACACCGTACAAGACTAGGATAGAATCGCTACAGACGAATGATCTGTACTGATGAACGTAGCCGAAAACGAAGAAGAGAAGAAAGAGCGCAAAAATGACTACCACTACATATGAAAATATCTATGGCTACGGCATAGGTCCATATGGCTCTGAGGCGTATATTGACGGCCCGTCGCAGGCATATGAAACTACGACTGTCAACGTATCTCTTAGCCCTCTTCCTCCTCCAGTCTTTACTGGACTTAAACTTCAAGAGGACATTCTTTTTGGTGATTTAGTGCTAAACAAAATTGACTCAAATGGAGTGGTCTGGGTGTGTACTGATATTCAAGGCTGGTGGGATCTTCCGGAGCCTGAGTTCCCAGAGCTTACTCGAGGGTGGGGCGACGGCTCGTATGATGCGCGTGGACGTTGGCAGGCTCGCGACATTACGCTAACAGGATCGTTCATTACTAAAAACCCGAGCAATGTTCCGACAGCGAGAAACACGCTCATCAATGCCGCCAATCTTGTTTACGACGGTGCGTGGCTAAAGACAAGAGAAAGCCCTACAAGAGCCGCGTTTGTGCGACTTAGCGGTCGACCAGAAATTGCGACAGTAAATGCAAGAGGTCGTACTGACTTTTCGATCGGGCTACGCGCAGCAGATCCGCTTAAGTACTCGTGGAATGACTCAGATCCAGAAGGCTACGATCTCACAACTATTCCATGCAAAAACGTAGCAACTAGCGCTACTGGGCAGGCAACAATCACTAACGTTGGAAATGCAGCCGTCTCGATCTTTATGGAAATCACTGGCCCTGTCGTTGGTGCAGCGACGATTTATAACGAAACGTCTGACGAGCTCTTTACGATTGTCGACCCGCTACGTGGAGCAGAGACGCGGACAATTTCTAATAAAGCGCTGACAAGCAATGTCGCTACACTGACAACGTCAGCAGTGCACACTCTACAGATCAACGACATAGTTACTATTTCTGGTGTTGACTCTACATTCAATGGCGAGTACTCAATTACTGATATTCCAAGTAGCACAACATTTTCTTACCTAAAAACTGCAACAAACGTAATATCAACTGCCGCTAGCGGCAGCGCTGTTAGAACCGCTGATGTTATGGAAATCGACACCTACACTCGAGAGGTTGCGGTGAACGGAATTACTACAGGCGCACGAGCAATGATTGATGCTCTTGTCGACTGGACGACACTGTCCGCTGGCGCAAATGTTGTAAAATTTATTGACGAAGGCGCTGCAAACTCAACCGCGTCGCTAAAGATATATTACAGATCTGGATGGATTGGATGATTATGAAAGACGTACCATGGCTGCATTTGACACAGTAGTACCTATATATAGATACTTTGTAACAGACTTACTTACAAACGATGTGCTCGCTGAGGTGCCTTTTACTGGCGTCAGCTATGAGCGCGCTATTAAAAGCGCAGGAAGCTTTAGCGGAACAGTACCTGTTCTCGACAAGACATCAGCTATGGATCTGTATGACAACACAATGCCAGGGCGCACAGGCCTATACATTGTACGCAACAACGAATGCGTGTGGGGCGGAATCATTTGGTCACGCTCATATTCAGTTACAGATAAAAGCATTTCTGTCAATGGCGCTGAGTTTACTAGCTACCTGTACCACAGAAACATCTGGAAAACGTTTAGCCACGAATACTCAGCAACTTTAACAGCATCTGGCGGTGTGTCTAGTGTTGTCTTAGACACAGGGTCATACCCGTTTACAGCTAACATGCCAGTAAAGATTACGATTCCTCAAAACTTGTCAGCTGACCAATCTGGAGCGTATGACATTGCGTCTAGTCCTTCACCTACGTCTACGACTTTTTCGTTGGCAACGCCTGGAGTTCTTAATGCTGTGTACACAGGCGTAACCGTAACTGTTCGCGTAGACACATATGACTACGTAAGAAGTCTTGTTGTAAACACGATGGAAGACTTTGTAGATATTGAGTTTCCAAACAACGAGATTCAGCCAGCTAAAAAGTTTATTGACACTGTTACGCACAAACAATTGACTTCAAATGAAGCAACTCTTACTCTTTCTGCAGCACACGGAGTGCAGCCAGGTCAAACTATAGAAGTGACAAATATTGGTGCGCCGTTTGATGGCGTATTTACAGTTACACGTGTTACGGCTACGACTGTAACGTATGACCGCACGAATGCTAATGTTGCGTATACCGCAGTATCTCCAACAACATTTACTGTTAGCTATAAGTCGAACTCTGTGCCAGAAGACACGACTATGCCATCTGCGTCATTTTACGCAACAATTGAAACGGCAACGACTCCTACTTTTTCTGCTGGAGATTTGATTGAAATTAGCGGAGTAGATGATCCTGCTGGGACTGAAGCAATCTTTAACGGAAAACGCTACGTTGAGAGCGTAAATTCGTCGACTAAGAGAGCTGTTTATTACAGTGCCAGTCCAACTGCGGTGGCTTACACTGGTTCACCAGTTGGCGGTCTTGTCACTATCACACCGTCAATCGTGTACGGAACATATGGATCATATCCTAGCAACTCAGATATTGGCATTGAGTTTTCGACTGAAGAATACAGTGGAGTGTCTGTCGCAAACAAACTTTACCGTGGCAGTGAACTTCGCTCAGTTGGCGAAGAACTCGACGAGTATTCAGACACTGTTGACGGCTTTGAATACAGAATTGATTGCGACTACGACACGGTAACTGGGTCGTTCAAGCGCACGTTCGTGCTAATTCCAATTAACTACCCGGATCCTCCGCCTGCCGGAGAACCGTCACCAATTGAACGCTTTGGTGCGCAGAATTTGATCTTTGAGTACCCAGGAAACGTGATGAACGTTGAAATGGATGAATCTGCAGAAGACGCTGCCACGCGATTTTTTGTTGTTGGATCAGACGAAGCACTGTCTGGAGATTCAAGTCAACCATATGCTGTTGCGACTGCAAATGATCTTCTTCTGCAAGGTTGGCCGCTTCTAGACTCAGAAGAAAGTCGAAACGGTGAGTTTGACGAAGAAAAACTTTACTCGCACGCACAGCGATACTTGTCTGAATTTAAGCCGCCTGTGTCTGACATTAAAGTAACTATCAATGGATCCGTCACGCCTGTTGTAGGTTCGTATGACCCTGGCGATTGGTGCTGTCTTATTATCGATGATGATTTTGTACAAATGCGACTGTCAAGTCAACTTGAAATTCGTAGCGAAATACTGCTACGCAAAATTGAGTCGTATAAAGTGTCCGTTCCTGACGGATCGTCATTTCCAGAAACTGTTGAGTTAAATCTCATCACTGAGTCGGAGGTCGATAAAATTGGCGAGTAACCTGAGAAGAAGTAAGCGTACTATTGGAAGACGCTTAAGCTACATTGAGACAAAACTCAATGTGTCACGTAGATCAAACATACCAAGAAGACTGGCGCCTGGTGCTGTGACTGGGCCGTCGCTAAGTCCTGACGTGAACTCAACGCTGAGCACGATTCAGACGACAGCTGATGGAAAAAATAGCATCTATCGACAAACAACACAACCGACTGGTGGGTCGTACGTCGAAGGCGACCTTTGGTTTGACACTGATGACGGCAACAAATTTTATCGCTACACTAGCGGAGTATGGACAGGCTTTACGCTAGGAAATAGCGCGCTGGCAAGTATTAGTGCAAACAAGATTACAGCAGGATCTTTAGACGCAAGTGTCATTGTCACATCAAACCTTGACGCTGGGCAGATCACAGCTGGAGCCCTCAATAGCATCGAAATACGCGCAGGCGCACCCGTTGGAGGTCTGTACCCATTTCGTGTAGAAACAAATGGCACTATGCGCGCAACAAACGCGAATATTGCTGGCACAATTACTGCCAACGATGGCAGTATTGGTGCCTATCAAATTTCAGGTGGGTCGCTAACAGCAAGTGCTGCGTCTGGCGACTTTCTTACATCAATAACATCAACTGTTACCATGAATAGTAACGGTACAATTTCATCTAACTATAACTATAGTTCAATTTTTGCCACCTATTACACTACAATAAGCTTAAACGGGCCAGACTCAGAGGGCGGGATAAAAGTTGAAGGGACAGCAAGTGGGTCGTATTTATATAGTGAAATGAGATCTTCATTTATCAAAGCAAAAACTGTCTTTAGAGACTTCGAATCAGCTTATTCTGATAGAAGATTGAAGACAAATATAACCGATATGGACGCTAGTTATGCAAAAAATGTCTTAAAAAATGTTCAACCAGTGAAATATAATTTAATAGATGACGTAGATATTGATAGATATGGATTCATTGCTCAAGACGTTTATGAAATCTACCCAAGTGTCGTCTTTACAGGTTCAGAAAAAGATGGCTTGCCATGGGGCATTGACTATTCAAAACTTAGTGTTATTTTATTTCCTGTCTTAAAAGAGGTACTAGCGGAATCTGACATTTTGAAGGAAAAAGTTAGTGAACTAGAAGATCGCATTAGTGCTCTAGAGAGTATGTAAGATAGATACAACTTAAATTGTATATCTTGATGTAAAATTGTAACCAATACCAGGTGTGGACTATGGTAGTTTATAGACAATAGTTCGCATAGAAATGACAGAAAAATGATTGAAGTAAAAGACGGATCAAGGATTCTTAAGTTTAACGGAACCCTGCTTGGAAAGTCCTCGTCACATAGGCATGGTTCGCATCGTTGGATTGAGTTTGAGCTCTATAAGACAGAAAGTGGCTCGTACGTTTTGTCACGTGTGGGCGTTTCAACGATTTACCACAGCGCAGCATGTCCGCTCGTAAAGCGATACGGACTAACAGAAGTTGGCGTTAGCGAGCTGCGCAAGGACGTGATTCCATGCGACGACTGCAGACCGTCATTTGCCGCTGAACTCGTATTTCCTGAAAAAGATCGCTATTGGGCACAAGTAAGCGATGAACCATCAGCAGTACTTGAAGCATTATACAAGTACGATAATAGCGGCGCGCGGTATCTTACAAATGTAGCTCAGCGCCTTCTTGACGATGCCGCGTCTATTGATAAAGGAATTGAGTCAGTCTACAGAATTGAAATGATTCCTTAGATCTGACGCACGTACGTGGTACGATTTCTAAATCAAAGACTGAGAGACACATGTTTATCGTAATAGAAGGCACAGACGCGTCAGGGAAAAGTTCACTGATCGCTGAAATACAAAAACAGCTCGGCGCAAATGTTGAGCTATTCCACAAAGGGCGGCCAGAAGTAGAGTCACGCCGCTGGGTGCTCGACGAGTATGTTATCAATGTGTCAAA